ATGTCTTGGTTAGTTCCCCGCAAACGCGGGAAAAAAGTCTTTTGTTATGAATACCGTTGGCTGGATCGAGGCCAGACGAAAAGCAAAAGCACCGGCACCGCCGACAGATCAATAGCGCTTAAGATTAAAAAGAAATGGGACGCTGCTGCAACCATTCATGGCGCTGCTGTTTTATCCGAAATGCAAAAATCAACCGATTTAACTATTGTCGGTCAAATTGAGCAATTCTTGAAAGAAAAGCGGATCGAGATCAAGCCTGGCACGGTTAGACGGTATGAATATCACGCCAAATACCTGCAGGAATTCTTCAAAAAGCGACGGGTGAAGTTTTTCGACCAGCTAAACGCGGCCTTAATGAGAGAATATAAAACCGAGCGCCTGGAAGCTGGCCGAAGTCAGAAAACGGTCTTTGAAGAATTGGCGTTTTTTCGCAGCCTGATCCGCCGCCTGGTCGAAGAAGAAACTCTTGAAAAAGATCCGGTTCGGGCCTGGCCAAAATTAAAAAAGAAGATTCCTGCTAAACCCGAAACTCTTGGTTATTATACGGGCGATGAAATTGCAAAAATCCTTGATTACTTTAAAGACCAGGATATTTACGATTTTATGTTTACGGCATTTTTAACTGGCGCCAGGCTAGGGGAGTTAAAAAATCTTAAGATATGGGATATTGATATCACAGCTGGCGTCATTCGATTTACTAATGAAAAAACGGTTACAAGTTACGGCAATGTTCATAAGTTTTTGCCGATTCACCAGGATCTTTTGCCGATTTTGCAGAAACGAATCAAAAATGCCTTGCCGGCAGCATGGTTGTTTCCGGAGATAAGAATAAAACACGAGGGCTGGCCGAGAGATCAGCTGCGGTATGCGTGTAAGACAATTGGGATTCAATATAAAAGATTTCACGGCACCAGGCACTCTTTCGGTACGTTAATGCTTGAAACCGGTGCTACTATTACAGAAATCAGTCATGCACTTGGGCACACGAATTTAACCACTACCCAGCGCTATAGTCACATGCGGCCTGTCAGGCCAGAGAAGCTTAACTTGCTGAAATTTAAGAAGATCGAAGATGTAGCCGGTTGAAACAAGGCCTTATCGAAGTAAAAACGGGCCCTGGCGGCCCGTGATGAATTAAACTATTTACCCGTTGGCTTAGAAAAGCTCAAATCTTCTAATTCTTTTTGAATTTCCTTTTTAGCTTTCTGGCGTTCGCGTTTTTTGAGTATGTCTTGAACTTCATCCCACCAGCAATTTTTGTGATGCGGACAACGCATATCTTTAAATTTTCTGGTTTTACCATAAGGCTTCATTTTTAGTTTTACCTTCAAACTTCTTCCAAAGCACTTTCTATACGATATAGCGCTGCATTTGCTTTTTCGCGAACAAGCCCAGCCAGGCTTTTGCCGCAATTATCAAGCGGATCAAGCTTAATCCGAATTTCTGCAGCTGAAATAATGGATTTCAAATCCACCGCAACATTTTCAAATTCTCTACGCAAAGTCTCGGCCTTACGTATGGCCTCCTGGTCGACTTTCTTTGTGAGATCATCCAAGTCTGACTGCTTTTGCAATTTAAGTCTTAACTCCAGCTCGCGGATCCGCACCGCCATTCGTTCAAATTTTGTTGATCGAGACATTTTTTCTCCTTAGTTCATAAATTCGACCATGATCAAATCCGGTCATAAAGGCCACCGCAACAAGCGCAATAAGATGAATCAGAACACCAAAAGCTTCTATGTTAATTAAAAACATCTCTGATTATCAACTTTGATACGTTCGATGTCTGCGCCGGGAAAAATGGTTTCGGTTCCATAGGCGTTTTCGATTATCGCAAACCCCTCCTTGAACCTGATGCTTGTGCAATAACTCCCGCCGGCCCGACTCGTTTCTGGAAAATGCTCTGTTTTGCCATTTTTGAATACCACTGTAATAGCGCTCATTTTGAAATTCTCTCCTTTTTCCACAGGCCCGGCGCTCTTGCCGATTCCTGGGATTGTTATAATCCTGAATGGGTTGCGGCTCATCCTTTTCAGCTATTTTTGCTGATCAAGATTTTTCCAATAATCTGAAAGCTGGCTTTTTGCTGTCATGCAAGCTTCGTTCTGGCAAGCAACGCAGTCTTCTTCGGTTGGAAAGTTCAAGTGACAATTAATTGCGCAGCGCAATGATGTGTTAGTAAGTCGCTGCAATTGGCGATATTCAAGCCTGGCCTTGATAATTCTTTTTCTTTCTTTCAGATCTTTTGTGTGTTGCATCAAAGAATAATCAACTCTGCTCTTTCCGTGACAATTTTATTCAGTTGCGCCATAGCAATCCTGCTGCTTGCCACTTCCAGCAATCCGTCATTGTCGATGTCGGCAAAGCCAAGTCCTACGGCAATACAACCTTCAATGTCTCTTGGCCAGTTTGCAACATGGAACAATATCCAGGCGCGATTTGGAACGTCGAGAATGTGAAGATGATTTTTAAACTTTTCGGAATATCTTGGGACTACGTTATAAAACCCACTGAGGATACAGCTTTCATTTCGACGATTGTTTCTCCAGGGCAATTCCAAAGTGGCAAAAGTTGCCACAATGTCATTGTCTTTAAAAACAATTAGCCGGCCCAGAGTGCGATCTTCCAGCCTGGTTAGTCTATGCAGTGCGAGTCTGATCATTTCTTAATTCTTAATCTGCGTGATCACGAATTTGGCCGTGTCAGTCGCGGTTTGTATTGCAAACACAGCAGATCCTTTTATGTCTACTGAGTAGCTATCTCGCAGTGGCAAATCGGTGTCCATTGTTGATGTGGCAACAATGGCGCGAAATTTTTCAGAAACGCCGTCGGCTTGCTCAATTAAAAGTTGTGTTCTGGGCCAGTGTGGGTAAATGCGTGTTGATCCGGAAGCTTCTATCTCAACCACGTCCATGGTTATGCATGTGCCATGTGGTAAAGATCTTACGATTCCCGCCGCCTGAGCATATACAACGCAACAAAGCAAGGCCATAACTATAAGAAAATATGAAAGCTTATTCATGATTTATTTTTTCCTTTCTGTTATTGCACAAAAAATGATTCCAAGAATCAGTAAAGGCCACTTTAAGCAGCCGAGCTTTTCTTCATAAAGACGCCAGCGATTTGCACCCATATACATCACTTAAGCTCCTTACCTAATCCACCAGGCCTTAAAGCCTGTCCAGACATAAACCCATATTTTGAAATGCAAATACGCGCCGACCACGATGCTTGCATTAAGCAAAGATTTACACAAGAAAGAGCCAGCGTCTAAGGGCAAGTAAGCAAGTATAAAAAACATGGGCAAAGCGACTGGCCAGCCAGCAATTATTGCAAGCACCAACGCAAGAAAAGGGAAGATTGTCACGCCAGGCGCATGACCAGCACGAGGATTGCGCATTTTCATATTTTATTCCTCTTCGTTCAAGCCGACATTTTCAATCGTAATTGTTATAGAACTGAGCAGGTAGTAATAAAATGCTGCTGTGAAAAGCAAATCAAATGCAATTAATGCATTCACGGTCATCGAAGAAAAGCCATGCGAGTTGATCAAGAGAACATTGATGGTTTCCTTACTCAACACCGTTATAGCTATTAGCTCAAAGAAAAACAGACACATATTCAAAAAAGATTTAAACTCAATCATTATCAAAAACTCCATTCTATCCCGGCCGCCACATCCATTTTATTTTCAGGATCCGCGCCCGCCCAAATAGTCAGATCATCATTAATCTGCCTGGTGAAAACAGGAAAGTGAAACCTCACACCGCCGGATCGTCCTGTCCAATCTGGCGGGGGTCTGTTGAAGGGCTTGCGGTTGGCACCTTTTCTTTTCTATCCAGATACCAGGCAATAAGCTTTTGCATCGCACGAAGCTTGTCTTCTTGATAATCTTTCTGGTATTCATCAAGCTTCTGCAGGTAATGCTGTAATTTTGCATCGCCTGATTTGGCCTTTAAGTCGCCCCACCACTTTGCGCCTTGAAAAATCATATTAGTGACGCGCTGAGAAGTCGGCGCCCAGTCATCCCAGCGATCATGCGCGGGATTACTTTTCGCCTTGTAGCCAATAAACTTGTTGGCTACCACTGCAAAAGCGACAATAGCGACAATCAGAAGCGCCTGGTTAGATGTGATCCAATTAAGAATTTCGCTCATTTTGTTCTTTTCCCTTCTTTAAAACAGTCAGGCCGCGGACAATTTTGACTCACTTTTGAGCATCCGCGACACTTCAAAAACTTGGAATTCAAAGAATTGGCTCTTTTAACTGACTCAAAATAGCCACCTCTGACATTTCCGCGAACTAAATCATCAAAAATGCTTGCCACTAGGGCAACCTGGCACGCGCGGGAATTAGTTGGAATCGTTTCGCGACAGACAAAACTTTTTCAACATAATTTGGATCAGTAGCCCATCCAGGTTCACGCCCAGGCTTATGAGCCAGACCGACAATAAAACCAACGGGATTGTCTTTGGCCGCTACTGCATCTTTATACCAGGGCAGCCTGCTGATAATATTGCCGTAATCCTCGAAACACTCTTCCCAACTTCGATATTTTCGAAATTTGTCGGTAGTTGAATACATGCCTCGATTTGAATCAAATTCTCTGGTTGGGAGCTCCAGCACGTTCCCCTTCCAGCTTTTTCCTGCTTTTATTCCAAAAAGGTTCTTGCCTTCCTGAGCCAGGTAAGATTTTCCATAACCACTTTCAAGCGCAGCTTGAGCAGCGGCAATAGGCGCATTAATTGGCGCTCCATGCCTTATGGCAGTTTCTGCTGCCTTTAAAGCCAACGCGATAAAATCACTTTGTAGCATTGTGCCTCCTAAAATTAGCTTGCCGGCAAATCGCTTTTCTCTCGATAATCCATAAGCTCAAACGCATCGTTTTTATGAATTATGCAGTGTTTTCTAACTAAAAATTTTGTGTCAGTGGACACCTTCTTTACTTCTTCAGCCAACACGGCCTGGTCTTGACGCCAGTTTCTGAATTCGCAAAGAATACGCCACGATACAACCAGGATCAGTAGAATTGCCGTAACAACTACGCCTTTGGCAAGATTTTCAGGAGCCGTTGAAATAGCAAGTATCGATCCAAGTATTTTTAATATGTCTTTTATGTATGCAAGGTAATCCATTTATTTTTTCCAGAACGAGTAAAACCGCCGACAAAAGCCGGCGGTCATAATTAATAATTGGGAACGTAAACTTCCAGCGTTGCGGATCCAGTTGTGTTCGCGCCAAAAATAGTATTGGGCATACTAAAATACACCGCCTCAAACCTGCCGTTGGTTAAAGGAAGCAAACAATCCGTGTCTGGCGCGGTTACACCTGCTGCAGTCTTTTCATAAAGATCAAAGGTAATTGAAGCTGTAGAACTATCCAGGGGCGTAATCACAACCTTGCAAGGTGGTGTCACGCCGGTCATATATGCGACCTCTGCCGTATTTGTGCTAACTATGTCGGTGGGACACAAAAACGAATCGGTATCGAGCGATACCAGCTCTTTTTTTACCAGCCGGTCAAAGACAGCATTTTTCCCGGCGGCAACCAACGCAGGATTGATTGAGTAGCCGCGATGGACTTCATCGGAAGCCGGACTTGCCGAGTAAACATTTGACTGCGCATTTACCTGGGCAAATGCCATGAACACAAAAACTACCAAAAGAAACAACAAGAGACGATTTTTCATGAAAAACCTCCTAAGAATTTTAAACCGTTCTACTTAGGAGGCTTTTTGTTACAACAGCGTTTAATGCGCGCTCTTCAATAATCTTTTGTAAATATTGCCCTGCGAAGATTTGCTAATTTTGCGAATTGTCGACTGAACTTTTTTTGCATAATCGTCGTGATAATCCACTACATTATCAAATCTATTGTAGCCGACGCGCTTCAAGGCCTTTACGGTCTGGCTTAAACCAGAAGATCTATCTTGCAAGTCTTTTTCCATTACTTCTCTTGCTTCTTTCAGAGATCGACCTTTACCCAGCAATCCCTTGGATATTAACCACTGGGTTTCGTTCATGGGCTTACCCTCTTTAGTCGTTTTGCCTTTCCAGGGCTTATCGCCGTGGGCTTTAACTTCCCTGATTTTTTCCGCCACGCGCTTAAGGCTTGGTATCTCTTTGTTTACTTCGCCTTCAACAATTTCATAAGGAATATAGCGAATGTTAACGCCAGCCATTTTTACAGCTTCAATCCAGGCCTTTGTTGTAACAAGCTTTCCATTCCGGTATTTAGCATCAGATGCGGGTATTCCAAGTTGAGAAACGAAGGCCTTAAAAAATGTATCGCGCGTAGTGTCTGGCAAAGCGCCGTTTTTAAAGACGAGACGCAATGTTTTTTCTACATCGGGCCCGATGCGCGTAAACTGTGGCATTAACATCATTGCAGTTAAGCGGCCAAGTTTCGCTGGGAATGGCACATACTTAGAATAAGGATCTTCCATACCAAAAGTAGAAAGCATTGTTTTTGCTACCGGGTGAAGGTTCCCGAGTTCCTGAACAACATCGCCAAAAGTTTGTTGTCCGGAAAGGGCTCCATAAACCGTGTCGGCCATCGATAAGTGCCCGTAACCCTTTGAAGACATGTAGTATTCGCCACCATCTTTATCCTCGTCTCTTTTAACCAGAACTCTTGTGGCTGTTCTGACGGCATAATCGAGGTTGCGCTTGTTTTTCAGGCCGATTGCTGCGCCTTCTTCTTCTGGTGGATTTCCAAGTCCGCCGGCACGAACAAGCATTGCGAAAGCCATCCACACAAGAGGCCTGGTAATTTCGGCAGCGCGATATTTTAGGTCAGTTCTTTCTCCCATCCCCATTACGCCATGAGTAAATGGAGTTATCAACATTTGCCTGGCCAATCGGGTTGCATAACCCATAAACGGTATCGTACCGCGCGAGATTGCACCTAAAACCTTAGAAGTGCTATCTGGCCTGCCGCCGCGAATAAAGCTAACTGCTCCTGGTAAATCGCCGGTATCAAAAGCGTATTGATTCATGATTTTGTAAACAAAGCGCTCTCTTTTTTGTCCGGTAAGCCCGCGCTTATCTGCCAGGCCTTCGCCTACGGTTCGCATAATTCTTTTAACCGGAAGATCGGCGGCACCAGCAAGATTTATCTGGCGCAATAGAGAGGCCAAAACGCTACCAGCTTGCTTGTTACCACTCATTGCATTTAGCGCCTTAGTGATTAACGAGTCTTGTTTGCGATTCTGGAAGGCCAACGACTCCGAGTATTCACCAAAGCTGGCTGGATTCATGCGCTGCCATTCTGATGGGGTTACAGCGTTTTTCATGCCTTTGCCAAGGAATTTCCAAACGTCTGCCCAATCCTCAGGATTTTTCATTGTCCAATCGCGAATAAACTCGCCAAGGTGAAAAGGAACTGAAAACAAATCTCTTGCGGCCTTGGCTGGATGATATAGCATTGCTTCATTTATCAGGCCCACTGCCTGGTTAGTTGAATCAAGTATCCCACTAATTTCTTTCAGCTCCGGATCCACCGTACCGCGCTCTAAGGTTTGCTTGTATAGCGCAAACACGTTTGTTGGAATATAAAGCTTTTGCCCGGCAAATTTGCCGAAGTTTGCAACCACCCATGATTTAATATCGTAACCTTCAGGCAAAGAGATATCGCCTTTTGCGTCTTGAGCTGACTCGACTGGAATGCCATATTCGTCTTCAACAGACGCCATCCAATTATTGCGCTCATCTGCCCGAATTTCTTTAATGCGTTGAGCAATGTCAGCTTGCATTAGCGAGCCAACTCGCCCCGCACTACCTTCGCGAATTCTATTCGTGTCAGAAATTGCCTCAAACCATGGATGATCAAATTTTCCGCTTGCATCAAAGCCCGATCCAGGAGAAAGGTTTTTTGAAAGCCTGGATTCAAAAGCGTGGTGAACATAGCCAAAATGGCCCTGATTGTTAGAAATGTTGTTATATTCACGCATCAGAGAATCAATTGAGCGCTCAGAATGCGGAGTGGTTTCGAGAGTCTTCAAAATGCCGGAATTATCCTGGTCGTATCGATTTTTCAGAAACTCAAATCTTTCCCGAAGTTGTTTTACCGCAGCTTGTCCTTTTTTGCTGGACAACTTTGACCGCAACTCAGTCAAGGTTTTGTCGATTTCCGAGGTCAATTTATCCCAAAGATGCTGGTTTCGCGCAGAACGTTCTTCTCCGGCATTCACTTGCTTAAGCAGACGAGCCATTGCCCCCAGGCCGATTGTTGCTTTCTGCCTCGGAACCCATTTTCCAACAAACTCCTGGCGATATTGTTCGTTCTTTTTTGCGCGTTCGATCAAAATGCTTTTCAAGTCCTGGGGCAACTCATCAAAAGCTTTAAGCGCTGTTTCGCCATCAACAAGACTATTTTCCCAGGTATAAACATATTGGCCAGATTCGTCTTGTGTCCGGAACCCAGGAGCGGCAACCATCTTTTCGCCATTCCAATAGATGCGCTCAGCCAGCATAAACATAACTTTTTGTATATTTTGTGCCTGGTGAAACGGCGCAACAATGCGGCGAATTTTTTTCATAAGCCAGTCACGAAATGGGCCGGGCTTGGTAAACTTAATAACCAGATCAATCAGCTTGCTGTTGTCGGCGCGGATGTGTGCAGCTAGAATTTCATCTTCTGCTTTGCGTGATTTATCTGTCATAGCGACCCTTAGGGCGCGAAGCAACTCTTCAGAAGTTCTGGCGTCGGGGTTTGTTGCAACAATTCGCTTAAACGCCGGATCCATTTCGGCGATTTCAGACGTTAAATGAACTAAACCGTGCGTGACAAAATGTTTTGCCTGCTGCAGAAACGTCGGATCATCATCTGTTACCTGGTCAGGATTTTTGGCAATGCTTTCAAGTTTTGAGAGCGAAAATTTTAACTCTCGTCTAACAGACTCGGAAAGATTTTTCCTGGCAGATCCGTTATTGCTGAAATCAGATCCAAGATTATAAAGGTTATCGGGTGCTTCCTTCTCGATTCTTTTGCCACTTCTTCCTGCTTCCGCAAGAATTCTAAGACTTCGGGACATTTCCTTGACTGCATCTGGGTCATTTAGGGCCCCTTTCTTTTCGGCACTATGCTGTTTAGCAATCGAAGCATTAATTTGCTCCAAAGATTTGCCAAAAACATCCTCTACTCCAATTCTAAACCCGGTGCCGCGACCTGTCAAGTATTCTTCAAATTGTTTGAAAAATTCTTTTTCCAAAGACTTTGTATCACCACCCAAACTCTTCAGCTGGGCAAGAGCGTCCATTAGCGCCCCGGGCTTAAGAGCGCGAGGGTTTTGTCTGGTAGCTTTAAAGCCCACAGCTATCGCATGCTCAACTGCCGCTTTGTTGGCTAGGTCTAGTATTTTTCTGATTTTATCGTCAGAGAATCCGCGCGGAACAATTATTACTGCCCCAAATTCATCTCCGCCAGCCTTCGACAGAAGCATGTCGATCGAAATCTGATCAAGGGCGTCGTGCAGAAAGTTCGCAAAAGGTGCAAGCATTATATTGTCTGCTTCTTTATAGTTTTCCCTAAAAAAGCTGTTAATACCTTTTTGATTTTTAATATCCAACTCAATGTAATAGGCATCAATGCCTTCGTTTTCGCCAAGCATGCTTTGTGCGGTTTTGATAGCCTTTTCAAGTGGGGCTCGGTCCAAGAACAAAGCCTTGGCCGGATCCCATCTTACTGCTCTGCGCTCACCGCTTTCAAGCTCGCCTCTTTCAACAGGAAGAGCACCTTTATTTTTGGCTCGCCTCATGAAGTTTGATTTAGCTTTAATAAGTCTCGGATAAAGGCCCTTGGCCCAAGCTTTTACATCTGCATACATTTTGCCGAGGTTTTTCAAAGCTGGTCGCCCAAATTCTTTGGCAAAGGCTTCAGAAATCATTTTGTCCCAGTCTCGAATTGCCTTATAATGCCTTTTTACCCAGTTCCATGCACCGAGGAGGCCTTTCTTTTCCCACTTTCGATCCAGCGCCTTTTCTTCTTTTTTAGAGAGAATAGCCCTGGAAGTCTTGTTGTCGCGAACCTCCAGCAAGCCCTTTTCTTTTAGAGAAAACATTACAATCGCATCGTCAATATCATATTCTGCAGAAGAAAACGGTTCAAATTCTTCGCGTTCTTTGGCAGTCAGATCGATGCGGTCTTCAACGTCGCGCGCCTCTATTTCGCCGGCAGCTTTATGGTATTTGTCATACGCAGACTCGGGTCTGATTTCATACCCATTTATGTCATAATCATTGTCGCCGCGCAGAGTTCTATCGGAAAGATCGGAGTAAAACAGATAGTCTGTCGCATCTTCTTCTGAAACCTTATACAATTCTTGTCGCGCATCAAAATAAGCCTCGGACTGATCACCCATCGCCGGATAAAGCTCAAACTCTCTATTCATTTTTCTGGCAGCAGATTGAAATTCTGGCGTTGCCTGGTTAAACACTTCCCGGGCTTTTTCTGAAAACTGACGAGCAGCGTTTTTGCGAGCCTCTTCTATTGTTGAACTTTGGAACTGGTTCTTGTTTGAGCCTTTTGCAAAGTTTTCAATATCTTGAATTGAGTGCTGAATTTCATGCAACAAAACTCTGCGACCAGTCTCCAGATCAGGCACGGCTAAAACTATCGTTTTGGTGCCGGAATAAAAACCGCCCGTTGGCGCGAATTCCGGGTTAATAAGTAGCTTTACCGGCAACGACTTCAGGTTCGGATAGTTTTTAAAAAGCTGCGGGTGGTCAAAAATATCTCCCAGGTCTTCTTCGACGGCCATCTGATTTTGATTTCTGGGATCATCAATTAGAGATCCGGAAGGAATTTTCCAATGCGCCTTGCTATCATCGATCTCGAAGCGGGGCATGTTATCGTAGGGGCCCGCAAAGATTTTATCAGCTTTCTTGGCTTTGTCCCATTCGGTAGCCTTTCGACCCGCATAAGAATATGCGGTTTTTATAGCTTCTGCCACAACTTTTGAACCTGAGCGGTCTTTTTTTGCCTCAGCAATTGCTTTGGCTACTTTTTGCAGGCTATTCGCTTTTGGATCTGCCTTCTTAGTCATTACCCGGCGAACGGCCTGTTCGACTTTTTTAATTCCGGATTCTTCGGCTTTTATCTGGCCATAAGACGCAATGTTTTTAACAACAGCATCCTGGGCCGCTTCAATATCTTTAAAGAATTGTGTTGTCTGATAATCGTTTTTTGCCAGCCAGTTTTTGATCCGCGCAAACAAATCTTGAACCAGGACAGCAACACGCTTAAACAGGCTTGGATCTTTTCGAGCAAGCTTTCCCCAGAAAGCCTGATTCGCCATTTGGTCACCAACAAAGTCAGCAATCAGTTCTTCAATAACGGTGCTATCAGAAAGATTTTCGCCACCAAGCTCTTTTAATCGCTTTTGATAATCAGGAAAAGCTTTATCGGTCATTAACGCCTGGAGCTCAGAAGTCAGGTTTTTGTAAGTCTCCGGAGAATCGACTTTAACCAGGTGCATTAGTTCGTGGCCTGCAACGCGCAATCCAGCTTTATCGGATCCTGACTCAATAAAAATGGTATCTGGCATTGAAGATGGAGCAACTACTCCATGAAATTTATTTTTCAAAGTAGTGCCGGCATCAAAGAAAACAATTTGCTTTCCGAAAAGTGTATTAAAGGCTTTGACAACGGCTGCGCCTTCTTTAACGGATTTTGCTTCAACCTCTTTGAAGCTGCCGATTATGCCATTGTTGCCTTCCTGGTTAGCCATTATCTTTTCCAGCCGTTCCAGTTTTTCAGAGCTTGTTAACTGCTTTTTGTTTTCCCGACGAAATTTAACCTCATTTTCTTTTGCATTCCTCGAATATAAAGCCACACCTTTTTCTGTTTCTTTGGTCTTGAAAGTTTCAAAAAGCTTGTCAAAAGCCCTGTTGATTGTCTTTCTTTCTGATCCTTCAGGAAACGGCCTGACATCAAACAACCTGTATTCAAATCGATCGTTATTGGATCCATAAACAAGAAAATCGCTGACATTTGATTTGTCTTTGATTTTATCTTCCACATAGGCAGAAAAAGCCCTGGCAGCCAATTCATGTTCAGAACTCCAATAGGTTCCGGTTCGGCCTTTATCCATTTCAGTGGCCTCTCTGACAAACGACGTTTTTACCTTTTTAGTTTTAACGTCCCCCCTGGTGGCCTCCTGATGAAGTTTGATAGCGTTTTCCAAAGAACTCAATGACGATGACAAATAATCCATAATGCCATTCTGTGAGCTCCACCCGCTTCTGCCTCTAACCTTTTTCAATAAGGCGCTTAGCTCTTCCAGGATTTCATTAGACCATCTTCCGCCCCAGCCACGGTCTGACGAATACCATTCTCTACTGTTTGCCTGGCCGCTTCTGATTTTTTCGGCCAACACTTCGAATCTATCTAATTGCTCTTTTGTGGCCGGTTTTTTAAAGCGCTTGTAATATTTATCGTTTGTATAGTCTTTTTGAAGCGAATTTTTTATTCGCCCAAGATAATCTTCGACCCTTTTTCTTTTAGCCGCCAAGGCCTTATCGGCCCGAATTGTGTCCTCGACATACTCTTCGCCCTTTGTTAAAATTGTGTCGATAACGCCATCATAAGCTTCTTTCAGCTCTTTTCTAAGTTTAGATTTAAACCAGGTTCCATGGCTGGCCATATATCTTGAGCTGTCTTTGCCGGTGGTTTTTATGTCAAACTTTTTCAGGCCCTGTTCGTCTATTGTCATTTCAGACGGAGTTTTGCCTGATTGTCGTGCCAAATAGTGATCTAATGCATGAAACCATTCATGAGCAAGAGAGCCGGCCCCACTCATTTTCGTTAAATTTATCACGCCTCTTACTGGCTCGTAGTGAGCTTTAGCCCCGGATAGTCCGACGCCTCTAGCTCCAAAGGCCAAGCTTAGTTCTCCATTCAAGCTTAATGCCTTAACTGGAACTTTTAAAGTCTCTGCCAAATCATAAAGACCGTCATAGGCGTGGTTCATTACCTCTTGTCGCTCTTCCTGATTGTTCCAATTGCCGAACTCAACGCCTCTAAATCCAAATTCTTTAAAGTCTTCTGGCGAAACATTGCCTTCTCTAACTTGCCTGCCGGTTCTCATGGCCTTCTCAGGCTTTGCCAAGATTTCTTCACCATAATTGGTTTTTTGTTCAATTATCTCGGGAGCACTTTTAACCATGTACAGCTTGGCTTCGTCCTCTGACTTAAAGCCTCTTTTTATGGTTACTATTTTTCTGTCGGTAACTTTTCGAATAATTCTATATTCGCCATCTTTTTTATCATCTCCAACAACCCTGTGTTTTTGGCTGACGGCAATCAAAGGAATTGCACCTTCTGCCTCTTGTAGGGAATCAAATGTTAATGTGTTCCAGCCTGATCTGATTGGACGATTCGTTTTTAGATCGAAAACTTGCCATTTTCCGCTATCGGCCGCTTCCAGTGCAACAAATCTTCTTTGCCAGGCCGGCCTCGAATCTTGGACTTTTTTGCCTTTTTTCCCAGGCTTTATAGCCCTGTCTTTTCTGGCATCTCCTATTTTTTCACCAAAGTCTTCAATCTTGCCTGGCGTAGGCTTAGAGGTTTTAGTTTTTGCCGGCTGAGGATCTTCAAGAAATCTATTCCAAACTTCCCAATCTTCCAGAAGCCTTTCAATTCTGCCTATATTATTATTTTTACGGCGCACATTAATTTCGGTTGCACTCATTTTTTTAGTGAGTTCGCCAGTTTCGTCTATATAATCATCTACAGTTATTTTTTTCTTAGAATCCTTATAACTGCGACTTTCCCAGTCTGCTTTTTCTGCCTTCAATTTTTTTATTTCAGCCTTAATTTGTTCCCGGGCGACTTCAGCATCATCGCTTAAGTTTTTGGCAACTACAGAGCCTCGTCTTGCATTCTTCTTTGAGTCCCAAAGTGATTGGTTTCGCTTAATTCTTTCCTGGTCTTCTTGCTCCTTTGTCGCTTTTTTTTCTTCAGGAGTTGTTTCCTTGTCTAAAAGTTTTAAGAAATCAAATTCTTCCTCTTGATTTTCCTGTTTTGTGTTAGTTTCCGGCTCAGGTTTTACATAGGGTTTTTCTTGTGTAACTTTTTGAGCCGTTTCTTCAACCTTTTCTGTTTTGGAAGTAGCTGAATTGAGTTCTTCTGCCCTGGATTCAATTTCTTCTCTGTTCGTTCCCCAGGAATATTGTGACCCATCAGGGGCTATTATGGCATGGCCGCCACCCATCGGCTTAACAACATACTGGCCGCCACTGATCTTTTCTTCATTTTCCTTAAGGTTGCCAATTTCATTGTTTTCAGCCGTTTTATTGCCAGATTTGGCAAAATTTGCGTTTAAGGCAGCTGCTTTTTCGTCGGCCATGGCTTTGCTGGTAGACATGAAATCTTTAACCGCCTGACCGTCTGGACCACGAACAATATAAATACCGTTCACAGAGTCTGCTTTATAGCCATTGTTTGCGCTTTCAGCCTGTTTTGTTTTTAGTCCGGAAACGGTTTTGACGGCATCTGCCACTTTTTTTACATATTCGCCCTGTACAGGCAAAAGAGTTTTTTGCACAGGTCTTAAGTCTGATCCAGTTGGCCGCTCTTGCGTCTTTGCTTGGGTCGGCTGTTGAACCTTCGTTTCTGCCTGCTCCTTTTTTGCCAGCCATTCAAAAAGCGTTGGCTGTCTGCCGGCATCAAATAGGCCTGGCTGATTGCCAGAACGCTTGCGGCTGAATTGCGGAAGATCAGCTTCGGTCAACTCAGTATTGTTCCAGTTGCTCTCTACTCGTGCCTGTGCGGCTTTAATGGCTTCTTTAACTCTATCCAATCCGGCTTTTTGCGCGGCGGTTTTTTCAGCTGCACCGGGATCCTGACCAGCGATTTCTTTTTTGCTGGCCAAATCAGGGTAATCGCGGCTAATAACAAATTCCAGAATAGATTCTTTGCTTGGTGCGGCAGCGTCATCAAATAGACGTCCCTGGCCCGGGTGTCCAACCTCGCGAACCATTGAATTAAAATCTTTTATTAATTCGGAAACAGCTCTGGAGCTTTTTGCGCGATCTATTACCTTTAACAGCTGCCTTGACTCAGCAGTCATGCCGTCATCAAAAAACTGGCCCTGACTAAGATACCCATCAACGCTATTGCCACTATTTCTAATTTCTGCCAGCTTATCAGCTGCAATCGCTAAATCATCGGCAATCTGGTAATCATGCAAATTGCCGCGCTTAATCTCGTTGCGCATTACAGCGGTGTCGGCAGCAGCAGCGGTCATTCCGGAGAGCACTCTTTTAATTCGCTCGTCAGTGCTGTCGGCTAATCGTTCAACCAGGTCGGTATTTTCATAAGCTGCCGCAAAAATGGCGTTGCGCATTCTGTTTACGCCTTCTTGTGTCAAGCTGTTGCCATCTCTGCTGATAAGTCGATTAAGTTCTTGTGGCGTAGCAACTTCGCCCAAGAATCTGCGAAAAAAATCACGGTTGCCGGCAGTGTTAATTTCGCCATCTTCTGTAACCTGGATTTCAGATAATGCAGGGCCGACATATTTTGCGTCGGTAACAGCCGTTTCTGCAGCAGACTTTGCCATCGCGCGCGGCGCATTACCACTATTTGCAAAAGCCATTCTCGTTTCCGGATCGAGTTCGGTTGTTCTCACTCTTACCAGTTTTGGACTTTTCAGCTTGGCAATTTCATCAGGATTAAACCCAAGGTCTTTTGCTTTTTTGAGAAGAAGATCTTTATATGCCTGATATTGATTATTCTGATAGCCTTCACGAATTCCCTGGTCCCGATGGTTGCCAATCTCTGTTTCGAGTTGGCCATCTTCAGGATTTACGCCCATAATTGGCGCGCCAACGTCAGCACCTTCAAAATCTGCAATAAGTTCCCCTGGAATTACCTTGTCGCGAATTTTATCGATTTGTTCGCGCGAGGTCGCTTTGTTAGTATCACGATCTTGAAGCACCATTGAATATCCATCATTAAAACTGTTTCTGCCTGCATCGGCTTCGACAATTCTGTATTCTCCCTCGACTTCAAAGCCTCTCGGAGTTCTTATTTTTGTTGGTTTTCCACGCAAGCCCGCCAGCCCGTCAGTCTCCACATAGCCTTGAGGTTTAACGCTTTGAGGCTCAGCCTTTTGAGGTATCAAAGATTTTCCATCCCTTGTTGGGGCCTGTGCCTGGTTATTGTCAGAAAAGGCGCGATTCATTTCGTCTTGAATGTAATAAGGATCCACGTTAGCGAATTGCGAAGAAAAGCCTTTTTCCAGCTGTTCCGCCTTAGTCATGGCATCGGGGGTATTTTGTTCACGCAGAGATTTTAACTGACTGAAATAATTTCGTAGTGCAGTACGCTGATTTTGTTCAGCGCTCGCCATTCCAGTCATAAGTTTTTGGTCCAGTTCTTCAGCCGTTGGCAATACTGCGCCGCCCTGTCTTTTGAAGGGATGGTTGCGATCCGTAATCTTTTGCCGCATTGCTTCGCGCTGCTGATCTGTTAGGCCCGCTACCTGATTAATATAGCCCAGCGCCTCTTGGTCAGTTTTAATATTGCCAGGAATCTCAATATCTGATTGATTCCCAGCTCTACTCATCATGGTTCTGCCGCCGGAAGAAAGTCCTGCGGTAGCGCCAACAAAAGCAGAGGGTCCCAAGATGTCAGGATCTTGAGCGCCGGTTAAAATAGAAGGAAACAACCCTTGATTGTCGTATTTTTTCGACCGCTCAATAATTTCTTGTCCTGTTTCCTGGGCAAATTCTGGAACAAATGCTTTTCCAAGTTCTTTGGCACCCTGAACAAAACCTTGCTTCATTGCGCTGTCTGCAATCTCGCCGCCAAGGAAGTTTTGCATTTTTTTGAGCATGCCCTTTTCGATTGTGCCAGGCATTCCAAGGTCGAGAGAGCCTACGGCAAGTGCTCTTGGGAGATTATCCCACGACGAACCGAGTTCACCGGTCTTGTCATATTCTTCAGCTTGCATGCCGCCGCCCGAGGCCGCAGCGCTTCCTAAAAACAAGCCAAGCTTTCCTAGTCTATCTACGAACTTTGCGCTTTTGCCAAGGGCCGAACCAACACGAGCAAGCCCAGCGCCGGGCAAAACCATTGGAATGGATGATGCAAACACATTCGGAATCTGAGAAACCGCTTTACCCCCAAGCTTCATAAACTCAAGAGGCGACTCAAAGCCTTGCGCAATATCGCCCCAAGATTCAACCTGCTTAAAAGTGTCCGGCGCGAACCCTTGCGCTTGCTTGTTGATTTGTGCCGAAGTGTCATACATAGTTTTAGCGGCATCATCAAAACCGGCAAGATCAAGACCGAAACCGCCCATATTAGCCAACATCGCAGTTGATTCGTGTGGTATTCTGGCAACACCTTTAGCAAAGTTTTTGGCAGTTGAAAGGGGCGTTACTTCTTCATATTCAACCGGGGCTTGTGTGTCGTAAGGTGTAACAATCGGCGCTTTTAACTCTTGCTCCAATGTTTGCGAGTGCGCTTGTTTAGCAAAATCCGTATAGCGCTGTTGAGCTTCTTCCGGCAATCTTTGCCATCTATCAGAATTTCTTAATTGTAAATATCTCTTGTATATGTCGCTTGAATCGGCCACTACAACACTCCTTAATTAGACTTTCCGGTAAACCAGTCGTACATATTCTGGGCAATCGACCTTGGCTGTTGTCCGCGCTTTCGCTGCAATTCTGCTTGTCTGGCATTGCCTTGACCCCAATTTTCAAGTGGCTCAAAAACAGGCGTCACTTTATCTGCCACCGATTGAAAAGAGTTTTCTGCTCTATAATTTGCCAATTCGTTAGAAATTAAATCTTGAAGCGGTGACTCATATCTATTGCCAGGCAATCGAAACGTTCCCTTGTTCCAGTCGAAATTTACATCAGACAAAGAACCTCCGAATAATCGTTGTGCAAAAAAACCTTTCTCGGAATCCGACAAAGGCCGCTTAAGTTGCATTGATGCAAGGTTGACTATTTGACGGAAGTTTTCTTCCTGTCTCTGTGGCAGACTCTGTTGTTTGAGAGGCGATTGCGGGGTAGCAATGTTTGTCGATGACATATTTGGTAAATTTGGTGAAACATTCATGCCAGAGCTTGCTATAATGGGCGATGGCATATTGTTTTGAGAACCCAATAGTTGTGGCAAACTCTTTGTATTGTTCATTGGCGGTTGCGAATACAGCGAGGGAGAAGAAGCTATTTGTGGCATAACGGGAGGCGCTAACGGTTCAAGTTGAGGCGTTGCAGTATTTATTGCGGGTAACTGTGGCGGTGGAAAAGAAGCTATTTGATTAAAAGGTGGTGCCGACGAGGGCTTTGGTAGCGGCTTGCCAGCCAAGAAATGTAAAATTTCTTGATCTTCTTCTGGAGTTGGGGGTATATCTGGCATGGCGGCCAGTTTTTCTTTCCGCTGACGTTCTTTGGCCTCCTGGATTTGCTGGCTGCGAACATTTTTCCTTTCGCGGTTCAATATGGCCAATGCATTTTTTTGAGCCTGCGAAGAGCTTTTGTAAATATCATTTTGCTCTAAAAATAATTCCTGGAGTATCTCTTGTTCTTCGGGCTTACCTTCATACAGCACTTCTTCAAAACTTTGATAAGGCTTGAATGGTTTAATTTGCGGGGCCATGGTTTCAGGCGCTAATGATTCAGGGTCTGAGCCTTTACTTCCAGTTTCCGAGTAAAGAGAGGTGCTTTTCCATCCAGCCTTAGAAGGCGAACTTTTGGGTTTACTTGAGCGATACCCGACGGGAAATTTGTTGTAATCTCTTATCAGGCCTTCGTCTACAAGCATTCTTTTCTTTTGTATTTCGCGAGCAAGATTAGAATCTGCTTTTTGCCTGGCAGCAAGCTGATCACCTGTTTCAAAGTTTTTTACCGTAAGATTGTCGGGCAGCAAAGGTCCAACGCCTGGAGCACCCGCAAGGCCAGTCATGCCGGCGGCGTCTACAATATTACCCAGCTGCCCGGTAGGCAGACTTGCTTCAAAAGTTTGGGCGCCTGTCGGATCAGGATATAGTTGAGGCACAAACGGCTTTACAATCGGGGCAAGATGTCTTGATTCCCGAATCTGTTCCCGCTCTTCCTCTTTCCATTTCCACTCTTTGTCGCGCCGATCCGCCTCCTTTTTCCTGCGTTCCTGTTCTTGTTGGTTGTTATAAGCTCCGGCCATCAGGCCAAGAAAGTTATTGCTGTTGCCCATTTGTTTTCCTCCAGAAATTAAACAAACATTTGCTGAGTAGGTTGAGGGCTAAGCCAATTAGATACAGCAGACGTGGCCATGTTTGCTATGCCCTGATTATATGCCTGGTTTTGTTGGTTTTGTTGATTCCGAGCGTTAAAGGCATTCCAGTAATTCTGCTGCATATTGTTTGCTACTGGGCCCTGTCCGTTAATAAAAGACATCAGATTGCCAATACCCTGCTGGAATATGTCATAGTTGATTTTCTGCTGATCAAGGCCAAAGCCTTGCTGTCTGTTGGTAAGATCATCTTCTCTGCCTACCAGCCATTTCATCATGTCCAGGTTTCTTGCCCAATCGCCAACCTGCTGTTGCTGATCAAATATCTGTTGCTGATTTAAAAGATTTGCCCAGCTCTGGCGATTGCCTTCATTTAGCTGTGCAAGCTGGCGGTCATAATCTGACCAACGCTGTCTATTGGCTTCGTTTGAAGCGTCCTGCTGCATTGTTGCGGTCAAACCAGTTTTCAGCAAGTCTTTTTGATCCAATTCGCGGCCATAATCAACCTGATTTCTGTTTAGCTGATTCTGATCCCAGAACTGTCTGTTAGATTCGTTGAACTGATCCTGGTTCATTTGAAGGTTTATTGCAGTTTGATCAAGGTTTTTTTGGTCCAGGCCTCGACCATAGTCGATCTGATTACGATTCAGCCAGTTCTGATCCCAGAACTGTCTGTTGGATTCGTTGAACTGGTCCTGATTCATCTGGGCGTTCAATCCTGCATTAGTCCTTTGAAACTGATCTGCACTCATGCCGGCGCCAATTGAATTTGCAAGCTGTATTGCTTGATCCTCGAGCGACACATTCCTGTATTGATCTTCTCGCCGAGCCTCGGCGCCCCGCAATGCAACATCCCTTGAAACGTTTCCGGCTGCGTCAAGAAACTTTGAGGTGATAGAATCGTCCTGTGCACCATATTTTGCCAGAGACTCAAAGCCGCTGCCGGCAAGCCCGCGCCTGTTGTAATCTGCGGTTGATTGCCTGACGGCTTCCTGATATGCGTCCTTGAGGGGATCAATTTGCGAAGCGGCAAGCTCTTTCAGGTAGTCAGATCCATATCCTTCACGCAGCTCTCTGCTCAGGTTTGAGCCCGCCTGATCGGCGGCATTTTGCCGTAAATCGTTCTGATAATTCTGAAGCTGATCGATTTGGGATCCGTAGTTGGCATTATTAAAAGTCCCGTAAGGATTCTGCGTCGCAGAAGGAGTGCCGATAGGCGATCGTAAGCCGTTTATTTCCGATGAATAATCAAGTTGCTCAAAGGCGCCATAAGGGTTTTGTGCAGCAGAAGGGGCATTAACGGGGTTCATTATCTGACTGATAAGAGCGTTGTATTCGCGGCCCTGATAACCCGCAGACGGATCCTTAAAAATTGGCTGATAAGTGCCGACTGATCCAAGAATTGGTTGTGAAGTCGGGGCCTGAGGTATGTTTAGCTCTCCAGCCTGGTAAATTTCATCTGGGCCAAGCTGGCCTTTAAGGCTCTCCATTTGGGTTTGGTATTTGGCAGTCTCGCCCTCAAGCTGATTAAGTTGCATAAGCTGATCTTCAAGCCCCTTAATCTGGTCGTTGTATTGGCTATTAATGTTTTGTCCATATTGACTCATGCTGAAATTATTCACGCCATTATTGCCGAAATTGCCGAAGCCACGATAATTCCGATTGTAATTGTTGTATTGGTTTTGCATTTGCATCAAAGCCTGGCTTTGCTGGGTTCTCAAATTTGCAAGCTGCGACTCCAGACTTTCTCTTGTTCCTATTTTCGCAGCCGACCCTAAAGTTTGGTCATACTGCGACTGAAGCTGATTAAGCTGATTTTGAATTCCGGCGTTAGCGGAGTTTTGCTGCCATTGTCCTGGTGTAAAAGCAAAACCACCGGCATTAGAAGCTGGCTGCTGGGATTGCTGTTGCTGGGGCTGAGGTTGCTGGGGCTGAGGTTGCCCAACTGTAGGATTGCTCATCCCGGGATATGTGTTAGGCATACGCGGGCCATTAAACCCGCCGCTACCTCCAGAGCCAAAAAAGTTAGATTGTTGTGGCTGCTGGGTTTGCTGATTTCCGCCGCTTCCAAAAGAGCCCCCTCCGTAAGTGATTCTGGTTTGCGTTGGCTTTTGCGCGTTAACTTGCGGCGGTTTCGTCATCCAGCCTTCCAGCACTGGCAATAATGTCTCGGTAGCTTGTTTTTGTTCTGGCGTTTGAGTAGGAGCAGCGCTGGCAGCAGCAGCAGCGCTCGGGCTCTTGTTCTTTTTACCAAAAATGCTGGTTACCGCTGCGCCGACAAGAGGAGCTGCAAGTGATTCTAGGCCCATAAAAAACCTCCAAAATTGTTATTCCAATTAAGGAGGCTTTTTGTTACAACAGCTTTTAACAGAGAGGTTTAATAGATTGTTGGTTTTTGACCGAATGAGCGGCCAGAAAACGGATTATTGGCATTCACGCTTGTTCCGCTGCTGGCATATTTGCGCCCAGTAACGCCACCGGAGCGGTTGCGATATTTGTTGTTCATTTCCTGGTTGTATTTATAATCTTTATAAACTTGTGAGTTTGGGTTAAAGAAATTATTCTGTGACGCTGTAGGTTCTTCTGCCTTCAATCTGGGCCTTGGCGTAAATTGAGGAGGCTTTATATTTACTTGCTGTGGCTGCTGTGGCTGCTGTGGGATCTGATATTGAGAAACTGCATTGACAGACTGTGGCATTTGTGGTCTTTGGCCATATTGCGGCTGAATCGAAGTCTGTCCTGGATTAAACTGCCCCCCACCGCGCACAGCATTAAGTGCAGACTGCCCAAAATTAGGCTGTTGCGGAGTCTGAAGCCGTTGAAAATAGTTTTGCTGGGCCTGCTGGAGTCCGTTTTGTGGATTATTCATGGAAACCTGGCCGCGATCAGGAGTCTGCATTAATGGCGTCATTTGTGGCTGATTCTGCTGGGCCTGCGTTGTCATTTGTTTTTTTTGATTCAGCATATCGTTATATGAGGAATTAGGCGAACCTCCGCCATTCATTCCCCCGAACATCGGTTTGCCGAATAGTGGTTGCCCGTTGCTTTGATAATCTACAACCCCAGGTGGCATTTGTTTTTGGGCTCCCATCCCACCACCAAGGAAGCCTCCAAGCATGGGGCTTAACTGCCGAAAGATGTTTAAAAAACCCTGAAGCTGATTAAAGCCTTGTCCACCTGGTATTCCAGATTGATTGTCTGGCGAGGGTGATGTGCTTGGCACAACCGGCATGCTTTGAGATCCGGTCGTTTGATTGCCAGGGTTATTACTTGAAAAATTGTTAGATAAAAGAGGGGCAAGCGCCGCAAGTGAACCCATAATGTTTACTCCTTTTTATTAAAGGGCTGATTTTGTTGTAACAGCTTTCCGTAAAGGAACAAAGAGCGCGGCTGTTCTCCGATAAGAACCTGGTTTTTTAATTCCCCTTCAAGCGTGTAGCCCAATCTTGATTTTTCGCCCACCAGGAAATAAGGATTGTCGGCAACTATTTGCGCGACAATTTTTCTCATGCCATCGGCCCGGGCAATTTCTTCGGCCCGTAGAATTAATTCCAGTCCTTTGCCTGAGTTGCGAGCATCTGGCGCAACATAAATATGCGGATAAGCGACAAGATTCTTGTGGTCGTATTGAATGGCCAGCATCGTTTCCTGAGTAGATTCAACAACGTCGAAGTCTTGCAGGATTTTTTTCGACTCTTCTACAGAAGGCTGCTTTTCGACGCCCCAGAACCATTGCCAGTCTGGAATTTGGTTTAGAACCATGAAGAAATCCTTTTGGTGACTTTACCTAGTTGCAGCCAAAACCAGTTCTGAAACCTATGCCAGCGGCTTCTTTCGTATTCACCGACCACATAAGCAAAATCAGGCGCGCCGGCCTTAAACATTTCTCTAAGCTTCGAAAACGAAAATGCTCTGGTTTTGCCATTGCCCCAGTCGACAAATATCACAGCTCTGCCCTCGTCGCGACCAATGTATCGACACCAATGTTGGGTAAGAATTGGATCATCAGGATCATGTAGCAGAATCACAGTTTGACCAATCGGGCACTTAATTTTTATTATTTCTTCGGCTGTTGTCCTGCGATAAGGAATATTTAGTTTGCGTAAAATCTCTATATGATGACCAGGCTGATCCTGGAAGTTGTCTTTGTAAGAATTTGTGTCCTTCCACTTCCAGCGCCTTTTGAAGTGAGCGTAGGCAAGGTTTAGATCAGGCTTGAATTTCTTAATAGCGTTATAGCTTGCTACAGGTCCGCAATCAAAATTTGTTTGCATTTTTACCATGGTTTTTGCCCCCAATAAAAGATTACGCAGCCGCTCTGCCCATTTGTTCCCGCTTGCTGATAGCCGCCTCCCGTTCCACCGCGAGCACAGTAACTTGGCAGATCCGGGCAACTAGAATACCCTGGCGTGCTTCCAGAGCCGGCAATACCTGTCGTGTCTAGAGCAGCTCCACTTGAAAAGCTGCCCGTCACAACTCCTCCTCCGCCGCCGCCCAGGTGGTAACCATTATAATACCCGCTACCGCCACCGCCGCCGACTTGAGGGAAATATCCCACTGCATAACCGCCGTTGCTGCGCAAACCCCAAAAGCCACCACCTCCGCCGCCACCATAGCGGCCACGCGAACCGCCGTTTACGGGAGATTTAGTATTAGTATTGCCACCGCCGCCCGTGCCTGTGTAAGGATTACCATAACCTCCGGCAGAAATATCACTGTCGGTTGCTCCGAAAAGTCCGTTTCCTCCGCCGTAAGTTCCTGCACCGCCGCCAGAAGTGCTGCCCGCAGAACCGCCGCCTAGTGGAGCATTTTCGCCGCCTGCTCCGCCCCGAACTCCGACCCAGGTTGAGCTTAGGGTTCCACCGCCGCCACCGCCGCCGGAAGCGCCAATTCTTACATATTTATCCGTTTGATAGTATCCGATAGTGGAAGCTGCGCCGCCGCCGCCACCATAGCCGTCTGCTGCCCCACCACCGCCACCACCGCCAATTCCCACTGCAAGTTTTCTTGGCTCGCTATTGTTATAAAGAGAAATTGAACCGCGTTGGCAAGCTCCACCGCCGCCGTCCCCGCCGCGCGCAGTGGTATAATGAGTGCTCGAACCGCCGCCGGCACCGCCGCCACCACCCCAGACAGCGTAATAAATGGTTTTATGGCCCAATGGCCATTCAAATTCCCCTGGGGTAGTAAAAACCTGCTTGCCAGGCGGGGCCTTAACAACAATGCAGGTCTGTGCTGAAATCGCAACCCCGGCCAGAAGAACGGCCAGGATCATCAAGCAGCCTATAAAAATTTGATCTGATCTTATGTTTCGCATATTGCCTCCTGAAATTTTGCTTATAAGTCGTGAGTGAGCATCAAAGACAGTGTTAGGCCAGCCGCATTAGTGACTGAACCAGGTGCTTTAATTACAAGGGTGTCGCCAGCCGAAAATGTTTGAGAGCTTGATAGAGTGAAGGTAGCTGTAGTAGAGCTGGCACCAAAGTTAATTGTTCCAACCAGCGTTGTGTTTTTGTAAATACCAAAGGTGATTGCAGAGCTATGGGCGGTTTCAAGATTTGCATAACTTCCTGAGCAGCCGGAGGGTAGGGTTACTGTTCGCGGAGCGACAAACCGGGCTATTACCTCAGAGGCTGTATAAAGTCCTGGGATATAAAAAGAGCAGGGTTGCTTGGCGGTAGTTTCAACATCCGCAATAGTTCTCCATTCTGTCCAACCTGCGTTGTCGTATTTGCCTACTCTGTAAATAGGTCTGCCGCCGTCTGTGTAACTTTGAGCATAAGGGCTTACAATTTGCATAGCGGCCCCGTCTTGTGTGTTTGTATAAGAAGGAATATTTAGAACTTGTCCGTAATAAACAGGCCAGCCATAAGAACTTTCTATAAAAGCGGTAGAGAGGCCCGCAGGATTAAAAACTCTTGGAGAACTGTTGCCATTGGTAAAAGGACTTGCATGGCGCCAAAGATTTCTTAATGCAAATGCACTTGCATGATTTCCATCCAGCAAATCAGCGTCCAATCCTGAACCAGATCCGTCATTACCAGCTTGCCAGAAATGATCATCTAAATAAGGCTCCATGACTGTTGCAAGGTTTGCTGGAGTGTAATAACGCAAGAAAGAGTCGTAAGACCCGTAAATTCTGTCGGGGGCTGTTGTGCCGGCAGACCCACTGGTTGTGTTTATCCAGCCAAGATTTATATAACCGCTACTATCTCGAACCGGTACGGTATTGGCAGAATTCCGAGTTGTTGAGAGGTGATAACCGTCTAATGTGTCAGCGTCAAGGCCGGATCCGGATCCGTCGTTGCCAGCGTCCCACATTTTATATCCAATTCGATAAAGTTCTTTATTAAAAGAAAAAGCTGGCCTATCAGTATAAATATGTGCCCAATCAGCGTTAGCTGGCCCGAAATCGATATAGCCATAAGGAGTCATGTTTCTTAGGCCACCCCATGCATTCAAGGAAAGGTAGGGAGCATTGCCAGAGTGCCAAAGCTCTGCCCACGTCCCCCATGTGCCGCTATTTTGCGTTCGCACGAACCATTTATTGGTTCGCCAATCAGAAGCCATCTGGGTTGACCACGCATTGTTATAACTTTGCGTTAACAGCGCAAAGTCTGGAGATGCGGGATCAGGTTCATTAGAGCCGTTTAAATAGTAAGCAGTCAGTCCAGCGGAGTCGGCTGCGTTAGCATCGCCTATTGTTCTGGAAGATAGCCATCCATCAGACAAATATGCGTGAGCGTGAGAAAACGCCGCAAATCTTATGTCAGACTCAGTCTCGGTATAATACCGATCATCGTGCAAGTGTCCGGAATCTGACTTGGCATCAATCGCTGCGCTGGCAACTGCCGACCAATCATAAAGCAAATCAAAATTCTGATTTATCTTGCTGGAAGAAACCGGATCCGTGCGGCTAAAATCATAAGGCTTTGTCGGAGCCTGCGCCCCGACCGCAACAGAAACAACCAGGAATAGAAAACAGAATAGTCTTTTCATTAGTAAGAACCTTGAAAACAAATTGAAAGCTCTCCAAGGCCGCTAGCGCTACCATCAATAGATAAAACCAGGCGGTCTCCCACCGACAAGCTTGTTGCAGTCCAACTATCGCTAATCAATATTTCGCCGGAAGTTGTTATGCTGATTGCGCCCAGGTAAGTTTGAGGCGGAGGGGGAGAAGCCGAGTCTGCACCTTCTGCAACTACGTGAATAGTGACAGGCGAGCTTGGAACCGTTAAAGCAACTCCATCAATATTTGAGCTTGAAGCGGCAAGAGTCATTGCGCGTCCAATTGGGATCCTTGCAATTTCCTCGCTGTCTTGGTAAAGCCCGGGGACATAAATATTAAAGTCATAAGCATTTGCGCCAAGGTTTGACCTGGCCGTTGCAGCATCGCTGGCACCGGTTCCACCATTTATCACGGCCAGATCAGTGCCTAACCAGGACCAGTTGCTGCCATTTATGGAATAGGCGGTGGGTATTGCTCCCTGCGGAATTGCTGACCAGGGCAAAGATCCTGCGGTAACTGCAGCGCCATGAACTTCACAAGAGCTGTGAATGTATGAACTTAGGATTGTTTTGTCGCTAACAACCTGGGGCGTGTCTAGATCCACCATGGTTTTTATATTAGAACCCGTTCCAATGGTTAAACGGTTGATATCAGAATGCCACACCATACTACCTTTTACAGTTTCGGTAGACGACGTGTCTTGAGGCAGAACAAACATACCGCCATCCAGGTTGATGGTCCCATCATTTATTGTCGGAGCAGTAAGGGTTTTATTAGTAAGGGTCTGAGTATTTCCAGTGCCTACTATTGCGCCTGAAACACCGTGAGTATTAGTAGTGGAAGCGTGACTCGACAACTCCGAATCCCGGCTAATCGTTGATGCTATTCGAGCATCAGGAACGGTGCCTGTTTTTATGGCGCCTCCATCGATGGAGTTAGTTGTGCCCAGAGTTTTATTAGTAAGGGTTTGAGTATTTCCAGTGCCGACAACTGAGCCGGAAACGCCATGCGTCGAAGTGTCGGCAGCATGGCTAGACAACTCTGAATCACGGCTAATTGTAGATGCAATTCTAGCATCGGCAACCGTTCCAGACTTTATGGCCTCGCCTACCATGCCATTTGATGAATCAAAAGATTTATTGTAAACCGACTGCGTATTTGTTGTTCCCATAATCGCACCAGTAGCAGCATGAGCCTCTGTTGCAGCAGTGTGATTAGCGTGATTTGTCGCATGCAGATCAAGCGTTGCACTCGCTGTTTGCGACCAATTGAACAAAGTATTAATTGTGCCCATTAACCACGCAGCGGTTAGGGTGTCGCCTTCCTGCAGATCTTCAAAGGGCTTCTCGGGCGTAGCGCAATAAACGCTACTTATCAGTAGCATGCTTAACAGCACTATTGAAATTATTAAAAAGGGTTTAGGATTAACTCTCGGACGCTGCAGCATACTGCTACCTCCTTAGATTTTAGTCAATATTGAGCGCTTAACAGTCGGCTTATAAGAAAAAGCAATGGCGGTCATGTTAACGGCATTGTCTCTGCCTTGTCCGTGAATACGCCAGTTTAAGTGTTTGCATCTTATGGCTATTCTTTTCATTGGCTCTGCAAAGCGATAACCAGCAGAAAGCCTGTCGCCCAGCACAGATATTGAAAGCCTGAAACCGCCGGTGGGATTATCCATTTCAACATCATCAACCGCAATACGGTCGAATTCGCCTCTAAGCGATATGTTAAGAGTTCTGTCGCCAGGAGGAACGTTTTCGACTACTCCACCGGCCCCGATCAGAATTTCTCTAAACAGCTTTTCATGATTAGGCAATTCAAAGTCATAATCGCTGAATCTAGCCCAGTATGGATATTCTCTATCTGCAACCAGGCCTTCATCGGAAAAACTTTCTTTGCTTCTATCTAATAGGGCTCCGGTATTTGTGCCAACCAATGGCACCTGGCGCTGATTGTTTTCAACAAAAATGTCAGCAGCAGTACATTCCAGATCCCAGGGAAACCAACCACCAAATTTAAAATCATAAACAAAAGTTCGCCAAAAGGCATCGCCACCTATCACAGCCCTTAGCTTGGCTGAAATATAATATTTTTTTCTGGCCGGATCGAAATATCCTGAAATCAATTCTCTGTGGTCCCATGCAATGCGGTCTATATCTCTCTGGACTCGTGATCGAATAACGCCGTCTGAAACATCAGGATCAGAAAGGTTGCCCGTGGGAAATAGAGCAGAACCATTCCAGGTAACCACTCCGGCCTGAGACAACCACACAAGATATCCAGCGCAGTCTGCAACAGTTTCATGCGATGCACAACCTATGGTTTCTGAAAGCACTGACATTGATTGTGCAAAGTCAGGATCACCAACAAAATATTCTGTTCTCACATCGGTAAAAACAACCAGTCCGCCGCCGAAGGGGAAAATAGACTTTACCTTTCCGCGCATTTCCAGGGCTTTAATTTGTCCACCATAAACCCAGGTATCGGGATCACCAGGATTTACAGCAAACTGAACTCGACCAGGCTGGTTTGGCACGTCGAAAACAGCAATATAATTCTTAAACGCAACCGGCCGGCCCACGGGAGCATTTTCACAATTTTCAACTGTAGTGCCATCCCATTTTTTTAAAGGATCCGCGCCATTGCCAAAAACGACGATAGGCGCAGTGTTCGCATTCAAAAGGCAAAAAGTCATTCTGGCAGCAGAAGTATTTGCAATTGTATAAATACTTGTCCAGGTGTCAGAGGCTTTTACAAATTCATAGATATGCTGATCAGTAGCTATTAATAAGCGGATTGTGCCATCAAAATCTGCTGCAAATATTTTTCTGATCGGCCGGCCGTCTGGGGTGCCGGTAGGCGCATAAAGCTTATAACCTAATCGCGGATGAAGACCGCCCTCAGCTGTAAGTTCATAATTTAACGCATCAGCAAGCATTCCAAGAGGTATCTGTTCGGGAATACCATCTTGAACAACGCCACCAAAGCGACGAATCCAGACTGTTTCGTATCCATTCATGATCAGGCAAAAACTCCAGGATATAGTTGTTTCCAGCCGTCTCCAGTCCATTCTTTCAAAACATCTTCAGAGGGCTTAAACCAGCGCAAACCCGCAAACTTGTCTAGCGGCTCAGCCTCTGAAATGTGCAGCAATAAACCCTTAGAGAGAATTCGAAGCAGCTTATAAACATTTTCGAACTCTCTCCGGGTGTTATTGTCATGCCTGAACTGGATCTGGTATTGATTGGCCATTATTTTTCAGGCGGTGGAAGCTCATCTTCTTCTTCGCCCTGGAAGTCATCAGTCGCATCTTTGCCAATTTTTTTTGTAGCTTTTTTGCTTGGCTTTTTTGCCTGTGACTGACCAGAAACAGCGGCCATCAAAGCATCAAACTTGTTGTTGATTTCTGTGTCGCGCTTTATTGAAAGCTCTTCAGATCGTTTGAAGCCATTTTCAAGGTCATTGAGACGTGAGACAAGCTTTGGAACTATCTCGTCGGTAAGTCGCTTTGTGGCTTCAGAGGCCGCCGAAAAGTGCTTTGCGGTTTCGGGATTCATTTCAGGCAGCTTCGTTGCAAACTTATCCTTAACTTCTTTCCCGTGATGCCTGTTAAGAACTCCCTGTGCAATCGGGTCTCTTCTTGGCATGTTTGTCGGGTGATAAGACCTTGTAACTGCCGGTTCCATTGCGCTCATATAAAAACCTCCTGGTTATTTTGTTAAGTGTGTAAAGAATCGCGGCATAAAGTTTCGCAACTCTTCGTTGAAAAAAAGCTGAAACTCTGCATCTGTTACAGAGCCGTCTTTTACTTTGGCCATCATAGGAATCATGTTGGAAATAATGCGCAACCCGCGTTGATTGTTTAACGGGTAATCGAGCTCATATGTCGAATCTATTTCGGGATCGTTCCCATTATCAAGAGCCGGATCCCAATCGGGAAACTCTTTCGGATAATGCCGATAATCTAAAAAAAGAGAGTCTGGAAAGTCTGACCAGTTAACAATGATAAGTTTGTCGGTGTTTATTACATAACCGGCCCTTAAGTCTTCTCTTTCTTTCCTGATTCCTACTTCATAAAAAGCTTCGCCGTTTGCTTCTGCTACCCAAATTGGCTCGAAATAGTCATCTGGTAACTGAAAAAAACCATTTCCAATATGAGCTATTTCATGTTTGCGCTTACAAAAGAAACTCTGCTTTAAATCCATTAACTGGTGCCAGATTCTCATTACTGAAGACTGAAAAAAATCTGACCAATCTTCCTTTGAATACATAGAGTCGGTAGAGGCCTGCAGCATTTTTGCCTGAGCTCTTTTTATGCAAGCGCTTCGGGTAATCATTTAGATTGCTCCTGCAGCTTTAAGCAGTTTTTCCTGAGCCGGCATATATCTGGCGCGGGCCACAGGCATATTATTGCCTACAAAAAAAGTAGGAATTCCTGCAATATAGTGATAATCTTCCTTTATTCTGGCCCCGACCTCTTCTTTCAGCCGCCGCTCCCGGCGTTTTTCATCTTCTTCATCTTCTTTATCAAAAAGCTTCATTCTTTCTTCGAGAGGCCAAAGCCTGGTGTCGGCTCTGCGCAAAAGATCAAGCGCGCGGTCTGCAATAAAAGGCAGGGGCGAACCGTCAGGGTTTTGATAGTCGAGAACTCTGCGAAGCTGCAAACGAGCATCCTTTGATATTTCCTCAAAGATCTCGAAGCATTTTTTGCGGCCATTCCACTTTACGGCCTTTATCATTGGATAAGTGCGCTGAATACTTTCAAGCGAAGCTTTCGGGCATTCGATCATGTAGCTTGTCCTTTTGGGGAATTGGCAGAGGCTAATAGCTGGGCCCCTGCCGATCCACTGCCAGCATCAGTTATTAGGTAACGGAGGCACGTTACTGGATACGGTTTTCGTTAATGTCGTCAAGACGCAGGATTGCCTTGCGCTTTTTGGTGCCAAGTTCGCGATAGCAACGAAGAGTTGCTTCATAAGCGTCTTTGTTCTGAATCCTGGAAAGGATTGAACCATCATCGCCCATCCACTGCAGGCCAGAAGTCTGCTGATAAAAGGACAACTGGGTTTTGTCCATAATGAAGGTCTGGCCTCTTGGACAGTCACGGTCCCAGGTAAATGGTACATCGCAAATTTCAATTGCCTTGATGCCACCTTTAAGCTTTTTATCAGTACCGACAAAGCGACGCTTTTCGCTCAGTTCTTTTACCAGGTCATTCCTCTGGAAGATTGTTCCAAGCAGCAGATTTGCTTCAACTTCTTCTTCTTCGAACAGTGCGATAGAATCCATCAGAAGCGCTTCTGAGACATTGCGGCCTATGCCGTTATTTCCCAGAACAATGCCTCTCCAGATCGGATTGCTTGCAACAGCAAGACCCTGAAAGGTGCTCATGAGCGTGCCATCATCAGAAATGCCGGTAAGACCCATCTGGCAAATTCCGGCAGAATCTTCAAGAACAACGTAGTCGCCCGCAGAAGCGCCATGGCCGGTTATAGTAAGCTTCAGATTATTTCTGTCAGCTACCAAGATCGATTTTGAATCCATGTGCTTTGTGCCAAAAGCTTTATCGGTATAGCTGTCGAGGGTTCTGCCTTTAACAAAAGCATTAGACCAACGATCAACAATGATGTTGTTAGCGTCTACAACGGAATCGACAACGGCCAAAACGCCTGATCCATCAAGATAGTTGATAACATTTGCCAGGCGTCGCATGTCTTTGCCCAGACGAGTCATTTCCTCTTCCATGACGCGGGCGAAAGAAGCGGCCTGTGAGCGAGAGGCTGCAACTGCTGGACCAGAAAAAGAACAGCGACCGTAGAAGTAACGCATGGGAACTTCTACCTGTTTGTATTGCTGATGACCAGCAGAGGGCAGATCTCCATTGTCGCTACGGTAGCCGACGCCGGTGTTGCCTTCTACGTGAATTGCCATCTTGGCAACAAGTCCTTCAACGTCATCTGTGTTTTTTTCCAGAATCTGTTCAAGAACGCGTTTTTCCGGAAACTGTCGTTCGAGCACCGGAAGATACTGAGTTTGTAAAATGTCTGAGATTGCCGCTATTGTAGCTGCGGTAGTCATAGAAGTTACCCCCTGTGATTTTTAAACCGCCGCACGCGCGGCAGTTGATTTACCTGATTGTTCCATTTTGTAATGACGCCAACTGGCCGGCTATCATCCGCACTCGGTCGCGCGGAGACATTTCGGCCGTGTTGACTGGGTTGGGTGCCCCCCCGCCTGTAGGTGGCGGTGGTGGCGCGGACTGTTTCTGCGAGAGATATTCGCCTCTGACCTGGTTTTTTATGTTGCTCAGGTCCTGGGAGATTGCTTTCATCTGGTTTTCAAACCAGTTGGTAATTGTGCGTGGCTCAAATGACAATCTTCCGCCCTGCACTTCAAGCACTGCTTGAGCTGTAAGAGCGTCTATGGTTTTTTCAGGAACCTGATACCTCTGGTTAAGCTGAGCAACGTTAGATTGGACTGTATTTACGGTCTGATCAATGAAAGCTTGCTGTTGCGCTTGTTGTTGTGCCTGCTGCTGCTGTGCCTGTGCCTGTTGCTGTTGCTGAAGGAAGCTGTTGAATTTCTGTTCAAGTTCAGCAATTTTTTCATTGCCCTGGTTGGCAACAGTGTCTACTTTTCTGTTTTGATAGCCGGTCAAAAGATCTGGCTGTTCAGATATCAAGCCGGCCACTTTTTCGGCAAAATCAGGATTGCTTTCAAGCGCTTCAAGAATAAAGCCTTTTTCAGATTGCATTAGCGAATCAATGCGACTTTTTTCCGCAAAGATTTGCTGCCGCTCCTGCTCCAGGGTTTGGTATTTTTGATTAAAATCGGTTTGAATGTGGTCTATCTGAGATTGATAATGTTGAAATCCCTGCAACACCTGGATCAGCTGATCATTGTCAAAAGCCATTTCCTGGCCTTGAGCATTCTTCAGGACAATCTTGGAAGTTTCTCGTGCCTGGCGTTCTGCTTCGTCCGAACCTTTGGTTTGCTGATTGCCTTCTGCATTGCCTTCCTGGTTCGCTTGATTCTGATTATTTTCGCCCTGAGTAGCCTGCTGAGGTTGCTGGGCCTGTTGAGGTTGAGATTGTGGAGCGGTCGCATAATTATTATTTACAAGGCCTGCCGGGAGAGACATTGGCGGCTCAGTTTCAGCGCCGTCGCCATCATTTCCCTGTGGGGCGTCGACCATATTCCGGCCCATTCTTTCAGCGCCAGCGCCGGCAAGGCGCTTAAGTTCTGCAAATTCATCGTTTGGCTGACTTGGCGTAGACTGAGCAGGGGCCAGTTCTGTTGTCTGGTTTGCCGTTGGCTGGCTTGCTGGTGCAGCGGTCTGTGCTGGCTGCTGATCCATAAAATTCTGACTTTCTCCGTTCATATACTATTTGCCTCCATCACTGGGTAAAATTTGAAGATCTGCATTTCCCGGCTGATTGCTCGGTAAATTTTGACCTCCTTCATTTAGGGGTAAATTTGTTGTAACAGCGTTCGGGGCTGGATTTTGTTGATTTGGATCCATTGGCGCGCCCGACATGAACTGCGAATGCTGTCCTATAATCTGCTGGAATATCCATGACATAAGCGGATTATCGCGAATGCCGGGCGACTTGAAAGTTCTTAAGTGGACTTTGATGTGCGCAAGATGGTTATCCCATTGTTGAGCGCCAAAGTTCTGCATTACATATTGCAACGCTGCCTCAGGTGGCTGGCCTGACTCAAGAACCTGCCTGACAACCTGGATAATTGCTTCGTTTTCTTTTTCTGCTACGCCCTCATCCTGAGCGTCATCATCCCAGGCATCATCGAATTGACCGAATTCCATCATTCTTCTTGCACGAAGCTGTGCTTCTGGTGCCTGAGCTGGACCAAGCAAGCCATTCTGGAACATGTTCATTACAAATTCCTGTTTGGCGGCTCTATTTAGTGGCAGCGCTGAACCTGGTTCGCATCTCACATCAGAAGTTTCACCAAGCTGAGAAGATTCAAAAAAGAAAACCGCATGCTGGCGGCCTTGTCCGACCACCGCATACTTGCGGGGTTCTGTATAATGATTTTTCACGAGAAATAAGACGCATTGACCCCAGCGCGAAAATTCTGCTTCTGCAAGCTTTCCAGCATGGCCAAGCCGCGTTTCGTCTTGTTCTTGCAGCGCCAGAATCGCGCGTCCGGACATTTTACTGTCGAGTGCGCCGCGACTTACTTCGTTCACTCCCGACGCCATATCAGCTTCTTTTCGGGTCAATTCCAGGCTGTTATATATGCCTGACGGGGCCTGCCCGCCATTATCCCATTGCGGCGGTGGAGCATTTACGCTGGCCCGATATCTAACGACAAGCTGATCCGGATCTTTTATATCTTCGTCGCTTATGCTGGTGCCTTCAGGCACGAGAAGCTTTGGCATTGCGCGGCGTTTTAATATTTTTAACTCAGTATTTCTCAGTTCTTCATAAGTCTTTTGATGCTGCCTGATAAGCGTTGTTGAGCTTTCGCCCATAAAGCGCCAGGGCGAAAGAATTTCTTTGAAGTGGAAAATAGGCAGGGAATCAAAATAGTTGCCAGTCTTATCAAAAAGCGGATAATCACCGACATAAAGAAGTTTGTCGTTGCAGGTTACTGCATACAGGCCTTTTGGAAATCTGGGAGATGGTAGGTGATAGGCGAAAGAGCAAAGAGCAAATTCACTGCTTTCATAGTTTTCGTGATCAGGCAATCCTAATGCCGACAGCATTTGTGAAGCAAAATCCATTCTTTGATCATCAGTGTTAGTTTCCGCTGTTATAGAAAGCTCAACACCTGTGCGGTTTTTATACTCTTGTCCATAGGCGGCATGGATGTGGTCTATTGGCATTACTTCATCGATGATTGCCCAGCGACACTTATCTATTGAAGAACGAAAAGGTTCGGCACAGAATTTAAAAGGCGAAAGACAAACAGTTTCAACTTCTCCGATGGGAACGCCCTGGTTAATTAAGCCAAGATCTCTGTTAAAAAAGGTATGAAAAAGAGCGTTGCCGGTAGCCCCAAGCCAAACAGACATTTCGAGCCGGCGCTGATCCATGCGCTGCTGATACCATTCATTCTGCAGCAATCTATCTCCGACTTTGGCCGCAAGAACGTCGCGCTCTTCGCTTGTTGCAGGCAAACATGACAATATAGGGTTCCCGCGCTGAATTTTTGCAGCAATCGTTCTTACGTGCGGTTGGACAAAGTTAACGACAATATTGTTTAAGCGCTCTTCTTGTCTGGGTGACAACCTTTTTATCAAGCGCAAATCATCGGTAATCTGCATGTCTGACCGGCCATGAAAAACTGCAAGGTTGTTTAGCCAATCGCGCCAACTACCTCTTAGACGGTCACGCTCAAGGCGTCGACGGTCTTTTATCCAGTTGATCAGATCACCGGGGCTTTGAATTTTCTGAAGTCCAAAAACTTTTTGCATATCGCCTCCAAAATAGGAGGCATTTTGTTACAACAGCGATAAACACAGAATTTTTGGTTTTATTGCTTCATATATTCCCAGTCCATTCCTCTTTTTCTTAATCTTTTTAACCTGGCAATTTCTCTGGCAGCTTTTGCGCTGGCTGCATCTTTGTATTCAAGCGCACGCATAGCCGGAGCCTTGGGCGCAATAGTTACAAACAAGTGTCCGGCCAGGGAATCGGCAATATCATCGTGGTCAATATCATCAAGATTTAACAATTCTTCTTCCAGGCGCGAACTTAGCGACGAGCGCAATATTATGCGGCCCATCCTGAAAAATGGATGAAGGGCCAGAATCCTTCGCCTTTTGTCCTGGTCAGGTGTGATAGTTTCTATTGGAAGTGTTACGCCTTCTTCTTCACAAATCTTTTCTACCCAGAAAGCCAGGGTCTTTTGGTATGCAACTGATTCTATGCCAATCACGTCAAAGCGATGCTTGTCGTGTAATTTTTTTATAGTCTCAATGCTTGTCGCCGGATCATGTTTTCGCCTGAATGCCTCAACAACAAACCAGTAACCATCATGAGACGCATAAACCACTGTATAACCAGTGTAATCAGACTTAGTGCTTTCAGAGACCGCAGGATCAACAACCAGGCTCTTGTAAAATCGCCTTGGCAATCCATTTTCATCTTTGCCAATCGTTCTAAAGTATCTAATATCGGTCGGCTGAAAGGATGCGCCCTCTGGAGCGCGTGGTATTCCCTGGTATTCCTGATACCACAAATCCAGGGTGCCGGTTTCTGCAGCCAGCGTTTTTAACTGCATCAGCTTTTTGTAACTTAACCAATCTTCCCATAGCGCCAGATTATCATCCGACACTGCCCGCCATACCCGAGCATTCCAGCCCTCTGTTCGCAAAATTCGAGATAGCAGCGAGTCTCGATGCAGAATCGTGCCAACAATTCTGATTTTACCTGCCGGATCCAGTGCGGGAATCACTACGCCGGTAAGCCATCTTTTAAGCTTTTCGCGCCTCCTTAAGCTTTCTACACCCTCATCATTCTCAATGTCGTCCATTAGAATATAGTCAGGGCGAGTCCCGCCATGCTTACGGCCGCGCAGCTTTTGTCCGACGCCAAAGGCTTTTATCCTGACGCCATTTGCAAAAATTATTTCGCTGCGACTCCATATTCTGCCAGGCAAAAGCCCTGGATAATCATTTGTTAAAAATTGATTGTCGGCAATTTCATTCCGAATGTCATCGAGATAATCACAGGCCTGGCTAAGAGTGTCAGAGATTAAAAGAGCATACTTAAACTGTCCATAAGCAGCTTTTTTTAAAAGATCTCCAAATCCAACAAAGGTAGACTTCGCGTGCCCACGCGGACATACAGCAGCGGCAAAGCGCCCTTCGCAGTTTAAATGATCTTCCAGGGCCCAGTGAAACGCCGGGCTTTCAGCTCTAAAGTGGTTAGGTAGATAAAACCTGCCCCACAAGGCCGTCGGTGGAATATAGACAGAAGGATCGAGGACTTGAGCAGCATTAATCATGGTTCTTTTGCGACTGCTTTTCTGGAGTTTCGCCCAGATCAAATGCGCGCGCTTTGGGCCTTTCGATTGCCTTCATTCTCTCTTCGACTTCTTTACGCCTGGCTTCGGCTTCATCTTCAAGCGAGCCGCCTTTTGTGCCAGCAATAGCAAGCGATTTTATAACGTTAGGGAGCTTCTCAATTAAAAATGTTTGAGCTGTATAACTGTTTCTTGCACACTTTGAAACGCCGGCAAGTGACCAGGCTAAAAGTTCCTGGCACCAGGTTAGAAGATCTTCATATTTTTCTCTGTCTGGCGCATCAGACAAAAACCGGGATATTTCGTCTATTTGCCCTACGCCTTTTTCTTTATCGTTCTTCCGCTTTTTTAATTTCGGTGGCGGTGGCGGAAGCTCTTTTGCTTCTTCGTGAGGATCATACCAGCCCTCGTTGTTTTTCCGCCTGATTAGCGTTGAATGGATTATGCCGCACTCTCGCGCTATTTCGCGCAAAGAGTGTCTCCCAGCAGCAACCAAATCTCTTGCTCTCTGCCAGGTTTCAGCACTAATTTTTCGGGTTTTACCCCGGCTTCTAACACCATTTTGCGACATTCGCACCACCTATAAAGGCAGTGGTTTTGTTGTAACAGGGATGGAAAAAGGGTTTTAAAGTCGGTAATACTTTGTAATCTTGTTTGATTTACTCACGGAAGGGACATTCTGGAGGACAAAAATCTTTGATTAGTCGCGGCAGGATTTTTATCACTTTCTTAACTTTCAGTAAAAAGCGAATGTTAGACTTAATAATGCAAAGCTTTTTATAGATTTGTAGTCGATCCTGTCCAAGGGCCTGCCCTATTTTCGCCAAACTCATTCCGGCTCTGTACAGCTGATAAATTTCACGCTCTTCTTCACTAAAAACTAGTCGAAGCAAATCTGGCAGAGGTGATGCTTCGAGCTTTTGCACAAGCAGCTCTTCTTTTTCTCCTGTAAAATCTGCATAAGCTAATTTGTTCATTTTTTATCCTGTTTTGGAATTACACTTCAGGGGGTTAAGCTTTTAATACGGTTGTTCTCCAACAGTTTTTCTAATTTGACTTTAAGTTCGCGCTTTTCTGACAAAAGCTTAAATATTTCATCTTGAAGCGTCTCGTTACGCCTACGCTCAGCTCTTAGCTCAGCCGACAATACTTTTTCAATATCAGTTGTTCCGGCGCCCTGCTCTTGCTTATTTACCAGGGCATCGTCCCACTGATTATGTGGTAATGACAGCCCACACCCGTAGCACATTGTATTTCCATTCATTCGCCTTTCCCTGACGATGCTTAGCCCCCCACATTTAGGACATTCCAGTTTTGCTGGTGCGCTCATTTTTCTTCCTGCCTTTCTTTTTGCTTTTTTGCCGGCTTTTGGCTGAATTGTTGTTGCGTTTAATGCGGCATTCATCGCTGCAGGCACTTTTGTTTTTTTTGCTTGGCAGAAACTCTTTTCCGCAGTAAGAACACCTGAAATTGCTTATAATAACTTCTGACTTGCCAGGAAAGCAGTCGAGGCATTGGGGCATTTGATATGGCTTACCTTCTTCAAGTCTCTTTCTTGCAAGCTTGCGCCGCACATCGCATTCATGAACCATGTAATCAAGTCCGTCATACCAGCACACGCATACTCCCTTATAAACAGGGTCTGGCGCGGTGGCGAATCGATGATTTGAGTAGCAATCTTTGCAGTATTTCTTGTTTCCATGTTTTGAAAGAAACTGCCGCCCACAGTCATGGCACCGTTCTGATTTCACGTTTTCACCTCTTCCGGGCCTGCGCCATTTATCTTGTTTTTTTGCCAGTCTCTTTTTGAAACTTCATGCCAGGCATCTTCAACGGCTTGCGCAAAATCTATGTTTTCGGAATTGCAGTAACCGGCCAGGTAAATAACAATGTCGCCGACTGCATCTTTTTTTGCCGCTTCGTGATCTTCATTTACCCTAATGCTTTGAGATGCTTTCAGTTGTGCGTGAGACAACTCGCCAAGTTCTTCCATCACACCAATAAGCATACGCTCGCCTGATTGCTTGCCGAAGTTGCGCATATTCCATCTGTCTTGTTCAATTTGTAGAGTTTTCAAAAACATTCTTCTTGCCTCCTTATGCTGTTTGCTGGAATAGGTCCAGCTGCTGAACTTTGTTACAACCGGGACTAAACCAAATTCTTTCTCTATGCCGATTTTGATTGCCGGCTTTATTGCCATACCCGCCACCAGCTGACCACGCAATACATTCCCAATCAGGCAATTCGTGTTCGCCTTCGTAGCCGCACAGCGCAATTCTCAGCTTCGGATTGTTCTGGTTAGCTAGACACCATGCGGCCACATCTTTTGCAATCTTTCGTGAGTCGAATTGATAACAATCCGCGCGATCTGCGACCGAATAGGGCGGATCAAAAAAGACGCCGGTTAAGCCATGAAAATCTAAAGTAGAATAGTTACAGACTCTAGACCAGTCGCCACAACACACGCGCGTGAACCTCAGCCTGTCGCTTAGTCGCCTGAAGGTTTTGATAAGATTGTCGCGCATGGCAACGGCATTAATGCCTGAGCCCCGGCCAAGGTGGGGCCTTGAATTTAATCCTTTGGCGTGAGTTGAGGGCATATTCTGTGTTTTTCTGTTCCTGCGCTCACACGCCCAATCATCACCTATCCAGGCACATTGTCCCCAGACCCACCAGCCGGCAAGCTCTGGATTAAAGTATTCCGGATCAGCGCGAAGCTTTTTCGTGAGGTCAGGAAATTGGTCGATCATCCAAGAGTGGCGGGAATTTAGATCAAGCTCGTTTACCGGCCAATCACATATAGACACCACCGCATCTGGATTTGCTTTCACGGCCCGCCAAAAATTGGTTATCCAGCCGTTAATATCATTGACGGTTTCAATCGTTCCATATTCTGCCCGGCCCAACAGAACGGCCAGGGATCCGGCAAAAGGTTCAACGTAATTGTTGACGTTGCCAAGCCTCTCCCAGACAAGCTGGGAAATTTTGCGCTTACCGCCAAAGTAAGGAAAGGGGGCTGTTAACATCTTTCACCTTTAAAATATCTTGCGTCCTGGACCGTGTCCCGCAATATGTCCACGGCAAATTCAAAAGCAAGAACAGAAACGGTTTTTGAGTATTCAAGCGTATTGACTGCTTTTTCAAGGTCTTCAGAGAAGATATGATTTGCAGCGATAAGCTTTTGAGCCTGCTTAACCAGATTTTTTTGCTGTTCATTCATTTCAATTTGCATTTTTTACCCCTAAACCCGTCACATTCGTTAAGGTGGTCACATAAGTGGTCACATTCCCAAAACCTTTATTAATCATTGTTTTATACCTCTATGTGACTGGTGTGACCATTGTGACCGGTTATTATTTTTCACGTGAGAATAAATTTTAAAAATTTTCTTTTGCCGTGAAAAATTGAAAATGGCACTTTTTGCCGTCACATGCCCTGAAACGCGCAAGAGAAAAGGCTAAAGACCGTCACATAAGTGGTCACATGACCCGTCACATACCCGTCACATGGTCACATCACTTAAACCGCACTCTCGTTGATTCGATCTTCTCTCGGAACTCTTCCAGCGCAACCTGAAACCGCCCCGTTTGATCTATTTCGGTGGGCTCAAAAACATTAGCGGCGAAATATTGCTCCAGGATTTCTTTTCTCAAATCCACTATCCAACCCTTGCGCTGCGAAACTTTTCCGCCGTTTGAGCATCGGGGCTTTCCTTTTGCGATACCAGTGATCTTTCTTGAATTCACCACGCGCCCCATTTCAGTTGAAAATCTTTGAAAGCTGGTGGATCCGTATTCATTTGAATATGAATTCCAGAGCACAAAAGCATTGTAAAGCTGCTCAGAAGTGCATGTGCAAAAAGGAAACTCAAGTTCGCCCGCAGCCCAAAGCTTGGCAAACCTTATCGGCCCAGGTTCACACAAGGCAATTAATTCTTCTTTGGCGGCTGTCATCATTGGCTCAGTATGCTCATTAAATTCGCCAAGTTCGTATTTCAAAAGGAAGTCAGCAAAAGCCTGCTGGCCGCCACTATATATTTCCCCCGCACACTTTTTATAAAAATCTTTCTCTAATTTGTTCTCCTGGCGAACAATTACATAACGTCGATCATCCGGATCAATAAGCACAGGCAAAGTCTCGTTCGACAAGAAAACAAAGTTTGCGTGATTTTCTTCTTCGCGTGCCGGTTCATACATGCGGCGCACTGGCGCGATAGGCTGCGTAATATAAGTTTTGAGCTGATTAGCATGACGGCCCTTGCCTTTGTTGGCCAGAACTTCATCGCACACGATAAAAAGTTTGCCGCTCATCCAGTCAGTATATTTGTCCTCCAGCCTCTCCTGAGTAAGATAAGTAGAGTAATCTTTGTAAATTCCGCACATTAGATCCTGGAATATTAAATTCTTACCGGATCCCTGGCCGCCATGAAAAACTACTGTGGTGCGCATTTTTGCACCCACATTTTGCAGCGGATATGCAAGCCAGCACAACAGCCAGTGCATCAACTCATCATCATCAAGACACAAGTGCCGGATAAGCTCAAGTATCGTCGAGACCGGCCCGGCCTTGGGCTGGAAATCGACACCGCGAAACAGATTAATTTCGTCTTCAGCACAACCCTGCGGTTTAAAAACAATCTTTTCAGCATCAATGACCGTTTTATTAGTGCTTTGCCGCCAAACTTCAATCATGTCAGGAAATTCAAGTCCAAGCGCTCTTACTTTAATTGCCTTCTTTGTCACGTTGTCGATTACAGATTCGGTGGCGCGGATCAGCACGAAGCGATTAAAAAACTCTTCCATTCCGCCTCTTTTATTGCCTTTCAGCACAGCAAGCTGTTTTTTTACAGTAGAGCGATTAACTTTCAGAGTCTTTGCTATCTTTTGCGCGATCTGCTCAGCAAGAACTGGCGACAAATTAACTTTTGCCAGGGCGCGCAGCAGTTCTGCCTGGTGTCCGGCTTCTGCGAAATCCTCTAATGCCCTGGCATTTTCTTCAAGCTGGCTTAAGCTTTCTTCCGGATTGTTATCACGTGCGACAAGATAATCATCAATGCCTTTGCCCTCTTCCCATTTCGGGAATTTAACCAGAGCGCCAAACGCCAGCAGTTTAACCGCTAGTTCATATTGCGCGTATCTCACCTGGGGGTTTGTCCACAAGTCCATATCAAATGCCAGGTAAACCGTGCGGCCGTGCCACGAAAAAAGCCTCAATGCCGCCCACCATTCTTTAGAGCTGGCCGGCACATCGCTATCTTTCCCGGCCTTAAATGCCCATACGCCAGGCAATGCAATCGCGTGGCGGCCATGCTGAATGAGTTTTAAGCCTTTCTTTTCGCCTTCAGTTATCCAGATTGGTTTATTGGTTTTGTCTTTAACGGCCCACACTGCCGGCAGAATGTATGGTATTGCCGGCTGGCCAAGCGGGTGCAGGTATTTTCGTTTATCATCAATCTGAGGAACTGGCTTAAATCGAGACAGAGCAATAGAGCCGTCCTGATTGAAATATGGAAACTGCAATAAGTCTGTAATCTGCAGTATCGATTGCTTGTTCATGTTCGCAAAGCCGAGCACTTTTTTAAGATCGTCCTGGCGGCCGTGAAATATTTTTATGCCGGCGGCCTGAATCGTTTCTTTCGTAAGTCCGGATTTTTTCAGGTCGGTAATAGCAGCAAATACCGGCTCGCCACGTTTATTAATTAAAAGCTTTTCCATGTTATCTCCCGAAAGGTCCCATGCCTGAAAAATTAGGCGCTTTTCCGAATTTCTTTTTAAATGCGGCCCAGCCCCATTTTTTGTCTTTAATGTTGCGCCAGTAGATCCAGCAGTTCGCCGCGTCGAGGCATGCTTTATGCAGCGTTTCAAAAGTTTCCGGAGCTGACAGCACTGGATTTTGGGCATCCCACCCGACGAGACTTTTTATCTTTGGCAAAATAGATTTGTTAAAATTCACGGTCGGATCATCAAGCGGACTTGCCAGGCCGTGACAAACACAAAGATCAAACAAGGCTTTTGCTTTTGGCTCGATAGCAAAGATCTCTTTCAGTCTCAGGTTCGACGCTGTGCCATCAAGATTTTTTTGAAATGCCAGTGCTGCCATTTTTTTTCTTCTCCTACTTAACGCTGATTTTGTTGCAACAATTTACTTTCTGGTCGCAAACGTCTCTGTAACTGCGCTCCAGAATTCTTTCAGCAAGTCTTGCACTTTGTGCGCGATTACCGCCCCACACAACCTGAATTGGGTAGCGATTCTGCCAGGCCAGGGTTGTGGCCACGGCAGATGCTACCTTCAATTCAGACCGGAAGTTCCCGCGTAGAACGTGTGAAAAGTCGCACTCGACAAGAATCCAGAGCCGATGCAATTTTTCTTTTGCTCGCTCCAGCTCGCGAACGAAACGATCTCGATTTTTGCATTCTGACTTGTTGATCATGCAGCTGATGAAATCGTTCATTTCTTTGCGCTCGATGGCAAAGTGATCTTCAAAGCCTTCAAGGCTGTAGTCACCGATGTCGAGTTTCTTAGAAACGGTTTGGCGGCCAGAAAACTTATAAGGTCTTTGTTCTCTGGTGTCTACAATGATTCGCGGTAGTATTTGATTGTTTTTAATCATGTCTGATTAATAATTTGTTTCAGCGATCAGTTATTAATATCCGTGCCCGTAGCACATGGCTTTAACTACAGCGATAAAAAGATAATCTTTTGCTCGTTGCTCTGCTGGCAATTGCCCATAAGGCACCATACAGGGGTGCTCTTTTTTCTCGGGGTCTTTAACCGGGCCATGCTTCCACCCGTCAGCCTCTTTATCTGCCATCCATTTTTCATGAGAGGCGCTTGGGCCTGCATCTGGGTTGCTTAAATGAAAGTGAACTCCATCTATTGCGCTTGCTCTCTGCCATGCAGGAGCATTCTCCCATGAGGGCTGAGAGTTATCGCCAAGAGTCTTGCAATAGGCTCGGTTAACCTCATGGCAAACCTTTGCAACTTGTCGAGTATCAAGGGTCGTTGGCATTAAACCTTGTTGTAATAAATAACCTTCCAGTTCCCATATCTTGTTTCTGGCGTTTTCTTTGGCAATCTTGCGCCCGATTTCTTCGTTGAAGTTCTCTTTACTTACACACGCAGATTCTCCGCGAACAGAAAAGCCATTTTTTAGAGTCAGCTCACAAATCATTGCTTTACCTCTGGGAAGCGTTGTGTAAGATTCATCGACTATAACCCTGTCGATATCCTCAGGGCTTAATCTTGGTGCGTTCAGATTCTTTTCCTGGATTTCTTTTTCGATTTTCTGTTCAGAATTCATTTTGTCTCCTTCAGTTTTCGTAATTTGTCCGTTAATGACTCTGCCCAGGCGTTATTGCCGTTACAGCAGTCGTCAATAAACTTTTCCCAGATGTCTGGTTGTTCTAAGAAATTGGCAATTCGTTCAAGATCTGTTTCCATGTTTTTTGTAGTTACCCGGCCAGGGGATTGTCCCTGACCGAGCATGGCAATAAAAATGATTTTCCCCCGTGCTTATTTCACAACAAGCACGCTAGTCTCTGTGAGCGGCCCGGCACAGCCTGCGACCAACTCATCAGCGGCAAGGGCGGGGATCGAACCCGCTGTTTTGCGCGCGGTCTGCTTAATCGCCCCGGGCCTAAACTCCGGTATTTCTACAGTGCAAATGGTTTCTGTCCATTCGCTTCTGGCGATACGGCTTCCGTTGCCGTCCTTGCCTACTCCATCGCTAGAATTCACCGCCAGGAGCTGGGCAGTCTCATAACCGCTCTAGCGCGTTGCGGGTAGTTGTCAATGTCTGATTCCCGCATATTCATCTGTCCCGGACAACTCAGGTCTACTGGTAGCACCTTTCCAGTAGCGTCCTCCTTTTTTACAACACGCTTGTTATCAGGTGCCGGATCAATGGAGGGAGCAGGATTCGAACCTGCAAATTCCCAGTCTGGGCCACGCCTAGAGCATCGGCCACTCTCTCCAGGCTAATCACTGGTAGCTTTTCCAATTTCGCCACCCCTCCAAAAAAGCCCTGTTTTCAGGGCAAAGTTCTCAACCGAAAAACTCCTTTCGTGCGGATAGTAGTGGAAACATCTTCCGCTTGTTTGCCAGAATGCCGTCTGGCGCCAGTGACCGGGCAGGGACTCGAACCCTGTAAAAGCGATCCAATATCGCCTCGATCAGTAGTCAAATAAGCGCTTGGCCTTAAAGCCTGGGTAGGTATACATGTCACCATGTGAAAACTGCTTTCCAACGACAGTGCCATCTGCAAGGCCGCGCTTAATTGCATCCATAATTTCATCAAAGCTTAGCCTGGTGCGTTTTTGAATTTTCGGCACAGCCTCAAACTCATCCTCAGAAAAGATTTCCATCTTAAAGCTCCTTTCAAGAAGGGTTGAGGGGTGCCAGGGGCGAGCAATTTCTATATGTGTTTGCATGCCAGCCCAACCCGGCATGCGGTATCAGTTCTATGTGTTTTGCCCCTGGCCAAGGGATTAATTTAATTGGCAAAGATCTGTTTATCCCGTCAGTGACCCCTGCCGGAGTTGAACCGGCTGCAAGTCAGGAGAGCGACCATGCTACCCTGGGGCCGAGAAGGGGGAGAGCTCTTAACCCTCCCCTGGGCAAGGAAAGGAATCTATGGAAAGCCGCCCTTTTCGGCTTCTTTTCTGTCTTGGTGAGCTTGCACGCGCTCTATATGCTCCACAAGCTCTTCGTCGGTCAGCCTGTTTCTTTCTGGCGGATCCTCAAAGTCACTGTTGAAAAGGTTCTTTTCGCAGACTTTGCCGTAAATAAGCTTCACGATCCATGTGAGCAAATCGAAGTTAATAATCATGCCTCTTGCAACGCCCAGGCGAATGCTGCCCTTTTGCGTGGCTGTCAGTGTCATGCTTCCCATGGGGGTTGTTATTAGACCCGTTACTGAATTAATGCCGTGATTATTGTTTACAACGTTAAATGTTGTGTATTCTTCAATTCCTCCGGACAAGCGGCAAGTTCTTACTTCGCATTCTTTAGGATTTTTAACTGTGATAGACTTCAGCTTGGCCATGCGGTTTTGAATATTGAATAGATCATTGAATTCAAAGTTTGCACAACCACATTCTGAGTCTGACACTCTAGAAAGATTCATTGCCAGACCTTTGATCGGGCCTGACTTTCCCCAGGCAAACACGAATTCGCCGTCGGAAATGAACTCTGCAGATTCTATCCGCTTAAAAAGTTCTTTCTTTGTAAATTTTTCAACTGGATCCAGATGTTCAACTTCAAAAGGAACGATGCCGGAGTAATAGCCACGCAGCAGGCCGGAATCAAATTCAACATCATGAAACCCTGGGGTTTCGTTTTCAATATCGAATTGTTCGCCTTCATTCTGGATCCGCTTGTAAATTTCTTCTGGATCAAAACTTGTATGGCAGACCTGCATCGAGATCGAGCTGCCGGCAACTTCAATTTCATTTAATGGCATAAGTCACAACCTCCCAGGCTAAAACGGTATTTCGTCGCTTGCATCGCTAGCATTGTCACTGAAATCTTCGCCGGAGCTTTCTTTCTTGCTGCTCAGGAAATACAATTCGAGGGCGTAAAACTTGATTGTGCTGCGCTTCTGTCCTTCTTGATTTTCCCAGGATTCCTGGCGCATGTAGCCGTCAAAGCCAACACGGGCACCTTTGCTTAAGAATTTATTACAGACATCAGCCTGCTTACCGAACATGACAACGTTGAAGAATGAAACTTCTTTCTCCCACTGATCACCTTTTTTCACTGAGCGATTACATGCAACGCTCATATTCGCAACGGTCGTGCCGCTGCCGGTGTGTTTTATTTCAGGATCCCGGCAAAGGTTGCCGATTATTGAGAATTTCGCTTTCATGCTGCAGCTGCCTCCTGTTGTGGTTTTCGCGCCTGTTTCCACGCTTCAATGAATTGCTTGCGCTCATCTTTGACTTTGATTTCTGCTGCGGTAGCAAGCATTTCGAGCAAATCTGGAACCTCTTCGTCAGGATCCAGGTCGGCGCTGGCTTCAATCTTGCGGTCCAGGATCATGCTGATCTGCTTGCAGATAGACGCCTGGTTGCTTGAGCCAAAACAGTCTTTTATGTAGCCGGCGATTTTTTTTATGTCATTTGCCAGCTGCTTCTTTTCAAAAACAGCTTCGCCTTCCATCATTGTTTCGTGAGGATCAAAGCCTTTTTTTGCTCCGCAGGACTCGCATTCACCGGGCGCTTTTTTGGCTTGATGATTCCAGCCGCAGTCTTTACAGGTCCAGTAGTTGTATTCTTTGGTTTCTTCAGGCGTCATTGCTGCTATAGCCTTTTCTGCTGCATCGCGATTTATTGCCATGTGAAAATGACTTACTCCGCATCCGCAGGTTTCAGGCTTATCACTACCTTCAACAATCTCATGACAACTATCACACCAAAAGGCATAGATCTTTTTGTCAGCCGCTGGCTTTTTAGCTGTGCTGGATGAAGATTTCCCAAGTTCCTTGATGTGTTTGGTTATGCCCTCCTGGGCCGCCTTCATGTTTTTTGATTCGTTAAACTTTTTGTTGCCACAGGCACAAACACCAGGACAAACATAATCATTAGCTATCTTGTAACAACTGTCACACCAGAAGGCTTTTAAAGGTTTGCTTGCGCTATCATCTTTTGCAGCTGTCTGATCTTTTTTCGCCGGCGCAACTGGATCAGAGTTATTGCCAGCTGTGTCAGCAGGCGTATTACTCTTCGCCTTTTCAGTAGCAGGTTTAGTTGTTTTTGCCTGGCTTTTTTCAGGCTTGCTTTTAGGATCTGGAACCTGACCCAGATTTTCGCCAGATTTATTGCTAGAAACATTGCTTACCTCTTTTTCAGGTTCTGTGGATTCTTCGTCTTCTGTTTCGTCAGCATCGTCCAGGCTTTCTTCGCCAAGCACCTGAAACTTGAGTCCGGCAGATTTTTTAGCGGCAGAAATCAACTCTTCTGTACTGCCAGGAAACAGGAAGTATGGGCTATAAACTTTGCCGTATTTTGTCATGACCTCATTCAGCCTGAGTTCAAGGGGAACACCGGCAATAGATCCGTCTCCAGATTCGCAAACCTCTGTTAAAAACTTGAGACTTCCGACCAGTGCGGGAACGGTTATTTTGCCGCGAATAGTCATAGTGTGAACACCGCCAACGCCGCCAACTTTGTCCAGGAAGAAATTAGCTTTAGCGTATTTCTTACAGCGGTTTTCTTCATACTCTCGGCAAGGACAGGGCTGTATTGCGCCGTGCAAAACGTCAACGGCCTCTTTTCCGTCTCCATAGCAAAGACGGTCGCCACTTTTGGAGTAAAGAGCAAACCCGGCCTGAATGTTTTCTTCGAGCTTGCTTGAAATTGGGCGAACAGTTAGAACCCGGGGCTTTTCGCCGAGTATTTCATGAGCTTTTTTATCAAGCTCAAGGTTGTTGTCTGCGCCTCTAGTCAAAGTGCAAACTTTAAAGTAGTCCAGCTTTTCTGGCATTTGAAACTTTTTGCCATTTTTACTGGTTTTCTCTTTTCCTTTCTGGCCGATTTTAACCCGGCCGATCTCCGGGAGTCTTAATCCTAAGTGTTCGTATGACATTTAATGCTCTCCTGTGTTAACCTTGCCTCGAAATGGAGGCGATTTTATGAGATTTTATTTTCATGGGGACCTGGAAGACGGCAGCACCGATAGTTATTTTTGCCGGCGCTGTGACGCTTTTATGCCGAAAGATCATTTTGAAGAGAACTTTCCGAATCACGATCCGCAAGAGTGCATTGCGCAATCTCGAAAGGACCTAAAAGCAGTTCCAGGGCGTTATCGACCGAAAGGGGCCCGGAACCTGTATTTATAGACTCAGGCGCGTTTTCGACACGAATAAAAATTTTCTGATCTTTAAAAACGCGTTTAAGTATTTCAACATCGAGCGGGAAGTTCAACGCCATGTCTAGATCACCATCCCGAACCATTGGGTGGGCGCCAAGATTGCAAAGAATTTTTCCGACTACCAGTGCGATTAAAGTCTTACCCGTGCCTTGAGGGCCAGTGATTTTAATATTCATTTTTTCCATAAATGCTCTCCTGAAAAGTTTTTAGTGCAGGGCTCGCACCTGCTCCGGAACTTTCGGCAGTTTCTTCCTCGCCGGACGGTCTTTCCCGCCCGTCAGCTCATCTTGTTCGGTCGCAGCCCGTGATCAACCGGGCCCCCTGAGTCTGAATGGCTTGACTCGCAGTGGAAAGGGCAGGACTTGAACCTGCACACGAGGAACTCAATCTCGCGTTGATTGCGCGCCAAACAACTGCGTCTACCAATTTCGCCACCTTTCCAAAAAAGCCGGGCTGGTTAAGTGAAAAGCCCGACGAAGTGAGAGGATCTTTTGAGAGGATACATGGGAGCCTGACGGCTCCAGACAAACGCCCCCGCAGGAGTCGAACCATGCTTTTCCATGGGGCGTTAAATCGCATCTACTTGCCTCCTTTCGCTGTTGATGTGAGAACCCTGTTTCCAGGGAGATTGCCTATTTTTTTTGATTCCATAACTTTGTCCAACTCCAATCGGTCGAACACTACTGGTCGCTTTTCATGCTCACAAACCAAAGGCCTTACCGCTTTGTTAAAATGGTTGATGGAAAAGCCACAGTAATAAGCCGCCTCGCATAGATCTAACCAGCGAGCATGCAGGGCTCTGAATTTGTCGAGTTTTGCGCTCATCAGCAAGCCTTTACATTTACAAATTCAAATGGGCCTTCAAAACCAAGCTTTTTTATGGCGTCAGCTGGATCTTGAGCGGTTACTATGCGATTAATTTGACCTTTTCCCGGCATTTTCAAAGACACATGCCAGGAACGATGTGTTTTGGCTTCTACATTGGCTTCGGTATCACCGGTTGCTTCAGCAATAAGTCGCAGGTCGGTTCGGCAGATTTGGGTAGTATTGTCGCATTCAACAAGGGTTAAGACGCTGGGAAGTCCCTCGTCTGGATTAGGGGTCGTTATGATTTGTTTTACAGTTGAGCCCTCTTTAATAGACTCAATTAGCGGAACATCATTGTGATGAAGAAACCTTGAGATACAGCGCTGTAGGTTTTCCCGCTCTTTAATCTTTGGGCCGGTAATTTTTATCTTAAGCACTGACATCCTCCTCAGACTCGATATCCGGTCTCCACACCCCAGTAACCTTACCGATAAGGCGCAGCTTAGGACTGGTTGCAGAAACCACATCAGGAGAAAAATCTTTGTTGGCAGGCGCAAAAACGTAAGATCTTTTTTTCTTAGAAACCACGCCTAGTTTCACTTGGCCTGACAGAGAATACAAAAATGTATCGCCAGCCTTAGGGGCTGCATCGTATTTCACAAAAACAATATCCAGAAACATAATTCCAGCTTCTTTCATGAAATCGCCCTGAACCAGGTAACCAAAATCGTAAGGCGAGGCGATGTCTGCCGGCCAAGTTATCTCGTTTCTATGAAGCTCGGTTGCTTCTGCCGGGTTGCCATCTGGAATTTCATCCAGAATAGGGATGCTTCTAAATCCTGCTGGTATATTAATTTCACTCATTTCCGCACTTCCTCCAAATCATCTAAATAGAAGAGCAGTCTCCGAAAAGTGCGGAAGCAAACCGGAGACTGCCCTAGAAACAAAACTTGCGGAGGTAGAAACTCAACAAGTTTTATGCTATCTTAAAAAAATAAAGTGTTCCGCACTTTAAACTCTGGTGTGAGTCTTGGTTATCTTGCCGGACTAGCAAGGCTCACACTCTTTAAAACAATGCCGGAGGGTTTAACTTTCCGGTCGCCATTGCTTACATTCTTATTATAGGAAACTTTGTTTTAAAAGTCAAACAAAAAATTTGAAAATAAAAACAAAAAATATTTAGAAATCTGTCGATTAGAAATGCATGGATAATTTCTTAAAAAAAATAATACGCGAAAAAGGTTATACATACAGAAGTCTTGGAGCAAAAATAGGTGTTCCCTGGCAAACTATTGCCAGCTGGGTTACCGGCAAAGGAGCGCCTAAATACGATTCACTGGTAAAATTGTCTGAGGCATTGTGTGTTCCCATTCATGAAATAACCGGGGACAAACAAGCAAAAGAAGATCTTCAAAACTTAACCGAAAAGGAGAAGAAATTATTAAATCTTTACAGACAACTCGACGAAGATGACCGTGCCGACCTGTGCGCAACCGCCAGGGTGTTATTGCGCCACGAAAAATACGCACAACCCAAAAGGAAAAAAATAGCATAGTCAGCAATGTTGTTTTCGTCAATTTTAAATAAAAATAGAGGGAGAGGAAATTTGTGAAAACAAACCGTTACGTTCCGGCCATATATGGCATTGTGGCAATCATTTTGTGCGTTGTTTTTGTTCGATATTTTACCGGCTGGATTTCGCTCGCTCTCGGCGCATTTTGCATGGCGGTCGCATATAATTCATTTAAAGACGTAATTTTTTTAACCGACAAAGAAATCGAAGAAAAAACAAAATTCTGATTTTCAAAAACATAACGAGGAAAAAATGAAATTTTTTTCACTATTTTTAATTGTGCTTGTTTTAATGCCTCAAGCATCTTTCGGGCTCGCGCCTGCTTATAAAATCTCAGACATTACCATTCCAACCCCCGATTCAGAATTTATTGAAATTTTTTTAAAGCATCGGAGGAATCCTAGATTTCAAACAATTAACTTCGACAACTCGCTTCAATTGTTTTTTGTTCCAAAGGGCTCTGAGGAAAGTTTTTTATTTGATAACCTGACAATTCCAATGTGTGGACTCAAGGTTAACTATCACGGAGCCACTAATGAAAAGAAATTTTATGAAAATTGCAAAGCTGCAGAGAGTTATCTTTTTGACATAAACGACTTAAGTGTCAAACCCTTTGATACCTGTCTTGGCAGAGTATGCGAGGTAAAAAATATTTTTCCGCTAAAAGTTTTTGTAAGAGACAATAAATCTTATGGGTTTATTTCAGTTTTTGAATATACGGTTCTTCAAAAAGAAAAAATTGTTGACAAAAATTATTATTTTGGTTCTTTAATGTTTGTTATTAACAAAAAACTTTTCACCTTAAGCTTTTTTGTCGATATGAGATTAGAGCTTCACACAAGCGCTGTTTGCGATGCACTAACAGAGTGGGAAAAGAAGATTAGATTAGCGAATTAACGGGGAATTCTATAATAAACAAATAAAAAGAGGATGATCGTGAATGAAGATCTTTATCTTAAGGCATTAGAAGAAATTGAGTCAAATAAATACGATAAGGGCCTGTGGGCAAAATGCTTCACAAATTGTAATGGCGATGAGACGAAAGCGAAGGCAGCCTATATAAAAAAAAGAGTTAAAGAAAGATGCAATTCTTTTTATAAACCTATTTGCGGGATATTAAGCAAACCACGAAATTATGTTGTAAGCATGAGCTTTTTATTTGTTTTGTTTGCAATGACCTCATTGTTTGTAGCGCATTTTGTTGTGAGAATCGATATTTTTTCAGAAACTGGAGAAAGTAGAAGGCTAGGAAAGATTTTGAAAAAAATGCCGCCCCAGCAAGAGAGCGATCCTTCGTCCTCCGCCAAAATTGCCCATAATTTTGAAACATTAAAAAACAGTGATCTTTGGCTTCGCATATCAGAAAAGGACCAGGCAGATATTTACAAAAAATTCTTGGCAATGCATGCTAAACAAAAAGGCAAAGAAGAAAAATATCAAAAAGAACAAGAAGTGTTACAAAGAAATTCAGATAAAAAAAGATTTCTATTAAACATTGCTCTGCTTGTCTTGGGCTGGTTTTTTCTTTTTAAGGCGGCTGCTTTTGCACAAACAAGCTTTATATTGGTCTTTTCTCTTGCTTTCATGCCACTGATCGGGGCAATGATTGTGGCATTTATTGCGTCTAAGAATTATCATAAAACGAAAAAATATTACCTGAATGAGTGACATAAATCGAAAGCTTGGATACTAAAATCACGACACGTTTTACGACACGGTTTTTTTGCAAATTCATGCAATCTTGTGATATCTTATAAAATGAAACCTGCTGACAAACAGCGGTTAAGAAGCGATTAAACGGGCGCGGTGTCGGGTTCAAGTAGAGTGTCTTAGAGGTGTAATAGGTGAAGCCGAAACCATGCAAATTATTTTTGCTGGTCTTACTGCAATTTGTCCAGGGCTTAGGCAACACATCTATGACGATGGTAGAACCTTCTGCAAAGAGATCTCTAGTTTGTTAAGAAAAGAACTCGAAAGATATTATTAACTCTCCGGCCGCCACAAATTTCTTTCCTAGGCCGTTTTGCTTTTATTGTCGATAATGATATTATTAAATTAGGGAATGAAAAAAAATCTGTTCCGAAAAAAAGCGAGGTTGTTCAATGTCTCTTGAAAAAGAGTTAAAAATTTATCATGAAAAATTGCCTGAGTTGAAACAGTATGAAGGCAAATTTGTTCTGATAGGCGCCGGGGAAGTTGTTGACACCTTCACAAGCTACGAAGACGCTATCAAGGAGGGCTACAGCAAGTTCGGCCTTAAGCCTTTTTTGGTAAAACAAATTCGCACCGTTGAAGACGTTCAATTCATTTCGCGGCTTGTGCCCATACATAGTTGACATGCCTCATTTCACCTTACAATTTTCGCCTCGTGGGCCAATGTTGACGGCTGTGGTCAGGGTAAGCGAAGAAAGACGGCGTGCGCTAGCGCATAACAATGTGCCCATACCACAGGACGTGCCTATTCGAGCTCTGGTCGATACCGGAGCCAGTACAACCTGCGTTGACCCAATGATTTTACAAAAACTTTCTCTTGAACCAACCGGACGCGCAACAGTTAATACGCCTTCAACCGGGAATACTCCAGTATCAGTAGATCAATATGATGTAAGCATAGTTATTCATGGAGCAAGCGCTTCTCAGCCACCTTTAAATTTTGGCACAATTCCGGTAATCCACGCAGAGCTATTTGGCGTGCAGGGTTTTCACGCTCTTATTGGTAGAGACATTCTTGAGCATTGTCTTTTTGTTTATAATGGCTCCTCCGGAATTTTTACTTTGTCTTACTGA